ACCTTGTGGGCTTTGTCCAATTGATATGTATGGATTTGCATTACCATTATCAGCATCAGCGTTTAATGCTATTACAGCATCTGAACCAGATGAACCAACGTTAATTGTTTGGTCTGCATATACATCATCTGCAAATAATATATCAGTTGCTACTGAAGTAAACTCAGCTCCAAACGAATCCCAATAAGTAGTATAACTACCACCAGTTATAGGTTCAGAACCAGCATCTGATGTGTATGTACTTTTAGCTATATAATATGAACCATCACTTCCCTTTACAACATCTGTTCTTTGAGCGGTTTTGAAATACTCAACACCAACTGCCCATTCACCTCTATATACTATACCAGCTCCGGGTAAACCAGGAGTACCATTTGCACCACCAGAACCAGCAGTTCCATTTGTTCCACCAGAACCAGCAGTTCCGTTTGTCCCACCACTACCAGCAGTTCCGTTTGTTCCACCAGTTCCAGCAGTTCCAGCAGTTCCAGCAGTTCCAGAAGAACCAGCATCTGCGGCTAATTGCCAATACGATGTATAACTACCACCTGTTAGAGGTTCTGAGCCTGTTGTATTTTTTATGTGATTCGAAATACATATCCAAGTTCTACCAGCGTGCGTTACTATATCATTATCAACGAATTGGAAAGCTGCGGCTAACGAACTCCATAAACCTTGTAATGTACCCTCTCTCTGACCAGCTGCGGTTTGTCTAAGTGCCCCTCTAATTGTTAAAGTATCACCATTCCATTCCAATGAATTATACTCACCATTATCAACTTCTGATTTTAATGAGAGTAATCCCAATGTTGAAGTCCCACTAGCACCACCGGCATTACTCATACCCATAAAGATACCATCTTGTTGGAATCCTTGTACTCCTTGTTGCCCTATTGCGATGTATGGTTCATCACTACCACCAGCTATTGCTATATTTGCGTTTGGACTTCCAACCGGTGGAATACCAACATTAATTGTGTTTTCTACAAATGATTCTTCGAAGATTGCTATCTTAGCAGCAACAAACATATCTTGCTGTCCTAAGTATTCCCAACCAAACGTATCGATATCACCTTGATTCTGAGTACCATTATAGATGGGTGCATCCGTATATCCATCTGGTGGTGTGTATGGTAATTTTAAGACCTTAGAAGCGGATATTGCATTAGTTGTACCAAAGTAATGAGTTTCTAAATCAGGACCATTGGTATATTTATATACCACCGCATCTCTACGTTTTTGTTCTAAACTAAATAAGTAATCAATCGAACCAGTCCATTCTCCCCTCATAACAATACCAGGTCCAGTTGCCCCTTCGAATACAGTTGAAAGTGATTGTGATAAGAAATAAGTTGCTCTACCATTTTCAATATCAACCTTATAAACTAATGTAGCCGATTTATTATCTTGTGGTATGTTCCAACCAGTAATTGGGTCTATATTAGCAGGGTTTCCTGTTGGGACATTTGGTTGTGTTATAAATGTAGGTACATAATGTAATGAAGCTGAGAATTCTCCTAAAGTACCAATTGGTTCTCCAATTAAATCCAATGTTTCCGATGAATATGTACTAACGTGTGTTAATTCAGTAGCTGCTTTAAATGCCCTTATCTGGGTTCCAGTTGTATCCAATGTAGTTGTACCATCAACCTCTACCCCAACACTTGGTGATGGGTTTGTTAACGATACTTGATAATTATCAGCTCCAGCTTTGATACCTGCGATAGTTACCTCTGCGGATGCTACGACCGGAGAAGTAGCGTTACCATCTCTAATTTGAACCGACCAAGTTGCAGTTTCACCAGGTGAAGTTGCATCACCCGAACCTACTTCAAACGTAGGGTCAGTTCCAACTAAACTATAAGCGAAACTATCTCTAAAGAATTGGTAATATGTTTGGGAACCAGTTACGTTAAATGGGGTTGCTTGTAAAAATATTGAACCGATTGGTGAGGTTACTACACCATCACCATCAAAGTTAACTACTTCAGTTGTTGTTGATAAACTTACACTTCTTGCAGCAGTACCATCATTTGATTTTGAGAATACTTGCTTTTTATTATAAGTTTCAACTACACCAGCGACACCATTTGTTAATGAGTATGGGAATACAACAAAGTTGTAATCAACCGAACCACTACCACCTTCCAATTCACTAAAGTTTGTAAAGTGTACAGTCTCATCTCCGAAATCTAAATCATATTGAGAGGATGCTGATATATCACCTATTACAATACCACTACCAGTTGCAGATACATTAAATGTACCAGGTAAACTACTTGTTTCATATGATAGGTATAGATTGCTTTGCTTAACAACTATATTAGTATTTGCCGTTGAGTAATCCGTTACAGTTCCGTTTTCATCAGCTTGTAAACTTACTACTGATGGTTCTATTACAATTTCAACTGCATCTGAACCATCTACACCTTTAGTAATACGTTGTGTAATAGTTTGTGATTGAAACGATGATGTATAATATGGATATACTTTTAAGTTATAATCAACACTAGCTACTAACGATGATGTCATATTATCAAAACCAGTAAGTGATAACGTAGTATTTGTAAAACTTTCAGTAGTATATTCTATATTTGTTGTACTGATTGATTCAGTATAGAATGTACCGGGCTTTTCACTACCAGTATAAATTAAATCCAACTTACCTTGTTTAGCAGTAATTGTTGTATCCAATGGAGTGTAACTATAAACTTCACCTTGTTGGTTTGAGTTTAAGTTTAAGGTAAGTGGGTCAACACTTACAACAACCGGCTCAATACCCAAACCATCCGGTACTACGAATATTGTTTTATCAACACTAATCGATTCTGATGTGAAATTCTCTACATAAGTAAAGTTGAATGTTAATTGCTTACTATCAATTGGTGTATAATACTCTACCGAATCACCCGGTATACCACTTCCAATGATTTCGTTTTGTGCATTAGTTGCTGTTACAGTTATTCTACTATCGAATGCTCCGGTTTCAAAAAACATATAATATTCAGGTAAAAGTGATTCATCAATAGACATCGATGGGAATACTTTTAACGTACCACTAATTGGCGATTCGTTTGTACCTCTTAAATAAAAGTTACCAGCTAAACTTGCAGTTTGTGGTGTGAATGTTGTATCTTCTTTTGGGTTGATGTTAAATTGTTCAACATCAAATGTTGTAAAACCAGCCCCTAATCCATCTTGTAAATCAGTTAGTAATAATGTTGTTAGAATATCCTCTTCAGTAGTACCATCCATTAAGTATAATGGTAATTGACCTGTAATTGATGTTCTATCGAATACTGCGTTATAATCTAATTCACCACTACCAGTTGTACCAGCAGTTAACCCTTGAATGAATCCACTTGAAGATGCATCAGATAATAAAATATATTCCGAACCACTTTGTACTTTTAATTTTGCATCAGAGAATCCATTTTGTGGTAAGTTATCTCTTAGTATGATTTCATTAACACCATCGATACGAATTGCTTGTACCTCTAACGTACTCTCATCGTTATTTTTTATAATAGTACCTCTATAAGGTCTAATCTCAAAGTTTACACCACCCTTACCATCTTGGGTTCTTGTAATTACCACATCATCCGATACACCTTCTACTTCACCAGTAAATCTAATGTATTGTACAGTGATATCATCTCTTGAACCAGTATAATCAGAAACAGTTAATGTTGGTGATAACGTTTCTAATCCACTCATTAAACCAGGATACTGTCCACCTGCATATTGTGATGATAATAGTATATCACCAAATTCATCATATGCACCAGATGTATATGTAATCGAACCAGTAACTAAAGTAGTTTCTACATCAAATGTAATTGTTGTAGGTGGTAATGGATTAGCTGGAGCTGATGCTGAATCAAATGAGAAATATAAATTGTTCGGTGTAAGTGTAATATCTTTATTAAAAAGATTTAAATTACCACCATTAAATGTTTTAGTATCCTCAACTAATATTGGAATGTAGTTGTTGTTTATATCATAGAATTCAAACCTATAATCAAACGTTTCAGTTTGTAATGTTTTTGGAACTTGTTGGATGAACGTAATCTCATCAGGAGAAAACGATGTTTCTTGTGATGCTTTTAAACTTACATTATTAACATACCAATCAACTCCATCAACTTCAAAATATAACTTTGCTTCATCAAAATCATCAGCAATTATATTTTCAGTAAAATTTCGTTTTTGTAAAATAGCATTTGAAGATGGTATATTTACAATTGTTTGTGATTTTGGAGTTCCATTTAAAGAACCACTTAAAGTTACTTTTAGGAAATCAGTTGGGGAAACACTACCCTTTTTTAAATTAAAATCTAATGTATATTCTACACCACTCTGAATTGGAAATGATTGTTTCGTAAGAAAGTGGTTTCCTTCAGTTGAGTTTAATTTAGCTGAGTTGTATAGGAACCCAGTGTTTAGTTCTACTGAAATATCATTAGATGATGTCATCCAATATTGTGTTAGTACATCTTGCGTAAATGTACCATAACTAATTTCATTAGCTTTAGTAGTTTCTATATCTCTAAGTAACTCATTTGATTCCAATTGAATCTCTTGTACGAACTCATAATCCGTTAGATTTGATTGAGAACGTCTATATACTTTTACTCTAGCAGCATCACCAACTGCCGTTTTCATATCAGTAATTGCAATCTTAGCAAATGAACCAGTAAGTGCGGTTGCTAAATCAGTTACACCTTCTATGTAATTAAATGATGATACATAACTTTCATCTGAAAATGGTGCCACAATTCCATTAGGTGCGTATGGTGGTGAAACAATTACTTCAGTTTCACTTACAACATCTAAAACAATTGGATTATAATCGATATCATCAAATGAAATACGATTACCATCAATTGAACCAGTCCAATTAGAACCATTAGTAACGTTTAATCTATATGATGTTGGTAGAGAGAATTCACTTAATGAAGTACCAGCGGTTGGTGCTAATGGAATACCATTAACATTACCAATCTGAGTTATTAAGTTTGCGTTATTATTAAATATTGGTTTGTTAATCTCACCAATATTAACTTTAGGTCTTTTAAAGAATCTAACTCTATCCTCATTGGCAAGTATCTTATTGATTTGAAAATCATTTTCCCACTTAACATTATAATTACCTTTCCATTGGTCTGGTACATCTCTTATAACACCATTATCATCATATTGTTTAAGTTCACCTAAAACAGTAATTTTACCCAATCCAATTGGTGTATCGTTATATATGTAAACAGCTATTAAAGATGATATACCTTCATAATATTCCGGAACACCTTTTGCTGGTTCATAGTAAATAGGATTACCTTCAACATCTAAAATCTCTATCTTAATTTCAGTTGTTTCTTTCAGATACTGAGACCCTTCTATAAGAAATCCGTTTTTTCCACCTGTAAAGGTATCATTAAATTCAGTTATTCTAAAATAATCAGAATTCGGGTTATCATCAATTACGAATGTTTGAAATGATGATAAGTTTTGTTCAGGTGAGTACTTTTTAATTCTTGCCATTTACCAATTGCCTATTAGTGTTTCTCACTATAAATATTCCACTTTTTAGAATATGGATACTTATACTAAAGAAAACTAAAGAAAACTAAAGAAATGGATAAAAAGTATGCAATGTTACAAATTGATAAAGAAGTACATCAATTATTAAAGTCTTTTTGTAAGGATAAGGGGTATAAGATGAATGGGTTAGTAGAAAGTTTGATTAAAGAAAAAGTATCCCCTAACCAAACTCTACCAACTAATGTTTTAAGGTCTAAGTAACTGCTCTACCTTTCATTTGTTCCCAATCTCTATTCTTTCTTACTTCGTTGTTTTTAACATCAGTTGCTGCTAACATAAGTGGAATGATATCCATATCTTCTGCTACTACCATTAATGCTTTAACATCTTTTGGAAAACAATGTCCTCCATATCCAAAATCTCCATCTGGACCTGGAACATTCCAATGGGAATCTCCCAATCTCTCATCTTGAGTTGCATATTCAATTACTTTATCGTAATCAACATCCAATCCTTCACATATCTGATACATTTCATTTGCAAACGATACCTTTGTTGCTAAGAATGAGTTAGTTAAATACTTAACCATCTCAGCATGAGTAGAATCCGTTTTAATGATATGAGCTTTTGGAAATACTTTTGAGAATATTTGCTTTATCTCAGTAGTTGTTGGTCTTGGTCCTCCTAATATAATCCTTTTTTGATTTTCGTAATCATCAACAGCATTTCGTTCAGTAAGAAATTCGGGATTGAATACAATGTTTAAGTTTTTGTATTGTCTATTCCATCGTTCAGTTGTACCAGGAGATACAGTTGATTTGATTACAATAGTTTTCTTTCTATCATAACGAGCGCTTTGTGAGTTTAATCCTACCAACTCTAATTCTACAATGGATACGTTACATCTACCACCCTCATCCATTGGTGTTGGTAAGCAAATGAATATAGTTTCACATTCTCTGGATAGTTTTCTGAATGTAGAGTTACATTTTGAGTCATCTAAATCATAAGTAAGTACATCGTAGTAATTTTTAAACTTTTGATAAACTGCATTACCAACAAACCCCTGTCCTATAATTCCTATCATAATTTAGTATTTAATATTACTGAATCCATTTACTTTTTTGATTTCCATTAGAGTATCAACTACATCTCGCATTGAATCAATATGCGATATAATCATCACAAATTCAAATTGAGTTTTAAGATAAGCAAACAACATATATAATGATGTAAGATTTTCACTATCCAATGTTCCGAACCCTTCATCTACTACTAAGAAGTTTGGACGAGGGAGGTTACATACGTTGATTAGAGCGATTCTAATTGCTAATCCACTAATGAACCTTTCCATACCACTACACATCTCTAAACTCCACTTCTGGTCATCGTAAACGATGTTTGCATTAATGTTCTTACCATCCATTTCTAATTGCAATCCAAACTCTACTATTTGTCCTAAGATGTTATTAACTTCACCTTCAATCATTGGTAGTGCTTTAGAAATCAATTCATATGATACACCATCTTTACCCAATGCATTTAGGTAATATTCATATAATGTGAATTGGTCTTCCAATTCCCTAACTTCACTTATCCTAGCTTCTATTGTTTGTTTCTGATTCTTTAATGATGAAACTTCTCCGTTTAAAATTAATATATCAGTTTCACTATTCTTTAGTAGTTGTTTAGATTTTCCCAAAGAATGTCTTACATCTACTATCTCATCTCTGAGTATAGTATTCTTTTTAATTTGCTTTTCATTATTTAAATAATCTGCAATTAGTTGTGTAACTTGATAAACTTCATTCTCTAACTTAACTTCTTGAGTTTCAAATGTTGATAACTTGTTAATAAGTGTGTTAACATCTTTTTCAGCTTTTACCTCCTTACTCTTTAGTTTGATAAGTTCATTATGTAAATCTTCGTATTTTTTACGAGTATCAATGGCAAGAAGAAGTCTATCTCTATCTTCCATTTTAGATTTACGTTCTATATCTAATATAGCTAAATCAGCCTCAGCTTTAACTTTAGCATCTATGATTGTTTCAGAATTCTCTAAACAAATATCACAATCTTTATTATACTTATGTGATTCTAAATGTACTAATTTATCATTTAAAGATTCATATCGTATTTCAAATTTCTCCAAGTCATTATTTACATCCCTAATATCACTTGAATATTTTTTATATAAATCATATTCTTTAGTAATCTCATCTTCATCAAATGAATCAATCTCTTCCTCTAATTGTATATGAGTTTCTTCTAATGTTTGTATTTTAGATTGATTTGTATCTCTTTGAGATATTAGTTGTATTAAAGAATTTTGAGCTTTTAATTTATTAGCTTCCAATTCTTCTAATGAATAATTATCAGATTTTACCTTTACTATCTTTTCATTTAAAGATATCAATTTCTGATTAAGTACTTCTACTTTATCTTTAACAGTTGTTAGATTAACATCTTCTAATTTATATTCTGCTTCTTTAGCTTTTAACCCAATTTCGATATCGGCCAATTTCTGAGTGAAATCATCTTGCTTAAACTTACGAATTAGGGAAGCGTTATCTCTATTCTCATCCGATGCAAATGTATATAGTTTATCAAATACATCTACTCCCATAAACTGAGCAAGTATTTCTTTTCGTTCTGATTGAGATTTATCAATGAATAATGAGTTGTTTCCTTGTAACGATAGAGTAGTAAGAACAAAATCATCATAGGTTCCCAAATATTGTTGAATATTTGTATTAGTTTCTCTCCTTTGCTCTCCGTTCAAAGAAGTGATACCACCCTCATCGTCTTTCCAAAAGGAAACATCGACTTTTAGGTTTCTACCCTTATTGATTAACTTTGCTCTTCTCTCTATATAATAATCAACACCTTCAATCTGAAAATGTAGTTTACAATAGAAGTTATCTTTTCTATTGTTTAATACGTTCTTTGCTACATAAGTTCTACTAGTCTTATCAAAAATACAAAATGAAATTGCATCGAATAGAGATGATTTACCACTTGCGTTTGGCGCAAAGATACCAACCATCCCCTTTACACTATCAAATTCTATTTTATTATTCTCACCATATGAGAACATATTAGAAAATTCAAATGTCTTTGGTACCCATTGAATGTTTGGAGTAACATCATCATCTACTAACTTTGAATTCATTTCTCTATTGATTTGTTTAATCTTATCAATAGTATCATCATCAGCAAGGTATTGTCTTTGTAAGTAATCTTTAATCAATTCATTTTGATATTCAACATCTCTTACATTTCCAATTGCCAAACTATCATCAAAGTCACCAGTCTTTTGTTTAGATAATGTATCCATACGAGTAACAGTAAATTCCTCTACTTTGTATTTCTTCTTTATCTCAGTTAGAGCTCTTTTGATTTGAGTTGGGTCTGTATTAGATACTCTAACTCTTAATCTTGGCTTAAGCGGCATATCAGTAACAGTGGGAACTATACCATTACGAACATCCAATGTATAGAATCCATAATCATTTGGAATATCAATTTCTTCAAAAGTTCTACTATCAACATCCCATAATAAATAACCATGTTTATCTAATGCTTCTCCGTGGTTTTGCTGAATCATTGAACCAGCATATGCAATTGTTGATGAACCCAACGTTTGTCTTTTATGAATATCACCCAACATCACCATATCAAATCCTTCAAACATATCAGTTGTGAATGAGTTTGATGATACAGTATAACCAATATCAGTTTCTGCTAAGTTAACAGGTCCGTGAAATACACAAATAGTATTTTCCCCATCTACCAATTCTGCCTTTGGCCAGTTCTCTTTTTTATCGAGTATAGAATATACCACAAAAGTAAGATTACGGAAGGGATATATACCAGTATCTCTAAGATAGTGAATTCTTTCATTATTTAAGTTTTCTACGATTGGAGTAAGTACATCCAATCTATAATTGTTATTTAAGTTACAATCGTGATTACCAGTAATTAAGAATGTGTGCTTTCTGTTTGCACACTCAGTTAAGAACCAACTGATTTCTCTTATTAATTCAGGACTCATCTCAGTTTTGGCATGAGCAATATCACCAGCTAAATAGATAATAGCATTATCGATATTATCTCTATCTACGTTTTGTAAGAATTTTACGAATACCTCTCTGTATTCTACGTGTCTTTTTAAATTACGGATATGTAAATCCGCCAAATGGTAAATCTTTTCTACCTTCATATATTATTTAATTTAGATAGGATTAAATCATCCCAACCACTTTCTTTGGTTTCTTTTAATAAATTATTTACTTTATCAAAACCCATATCACCAGCATCATCACCATCAGGTATAATGTTAGTTACCTTTATTCCATTTTGAATAAAGAATGTTGCATGCTTTGTTGAATCTTCAATTGCATCTGAATCTAAGAGTATTTTTATTTCCTTTACACCCTTTTCGAAAATCTTTGCTTTTAATGTTCTTGGTAAGAATTTACCTAAGATTGGTATTACATTTCTTTTTACTGAGAATGAATCAAATACCCCTTCTACTAATGTGATAGGTTCATTCCAATTAATTTGATTATCAAATACAACCACATCCCTACTAACAGGTGGGTTTTTGTATTTAAATTTACTATCTTCATAATACGAACGTGCTACAAAGTAGTTTAACTCACCTTCTTCACTATATGATGGAATTATAGTTCTACCACCATAAATACCTTCCCCACAATAGCCAATGTTATGTTTTAGCATTTCATCCATTGTAATACCTCTTTTATAAAGATAGGTCAATGCTTGATTATATGCAAAATCTAAAGATTTGGGTTTTATATGAAGTGGCTTAAATTCAGATGGAAGTTTAAGTTGTACCTTTTCAACATCCTTATCATTCTTAGATGGTGTGTACTCTCCATAGATAGAAATGATTTTTGATAAATCGCCCCTATCTACGTTTAACTTTCTTAAAAGAGATTGGATAGCTCTTCCTTTGGAATCACATACCCAACAATGCCAATATTGAGTTTCTAAATTTATTTGTAGTTTCTTTTTATGATGATGACAAAAAGGGCAGTGATGTGCCTGTTCATTTCCCTTCATAGAAGAACCTACACCTAATGTAGAATCTAATACATTTATAACAACTAATTTATTTCTTGCGGAGAGCATTAAATTATATTTTTTGTAAATATACGAAATTTATTTGGATTTACCAAATCATCTAATCATTTATCCCATTTGAGAATCGGATACTGCGAATAAAAATTCACCTAACTTTTTAACTTGGTCAATAGTTTGCCTATCAACTTTACGTTGTTCCATTTGAGTTACTAAGTCTTTTATTGATTTAACGGCAATCTTTAAGCCATCATCTTTTGCATTTAAATTGTTTGGATTAATTCCAAATCGTCTTGCTACTTGTTCTAAATTCATAATATTATTTTTAGTGTATATACATTTAATAAACAAATATACGAATAATATTTTACTTATCCAAGTCTTTTCTATAAAACTTTCCTAGTATATTACCATTTAGTGAGTTATCATCTGATAATACATTGTATTTGAACTGATGATGTACCTCATAATAGGATAATGATTTTTTTGAATAGCAGAATTGTAGAACACTTCGTTTAAACTCATCACTCTTACCTTCGGTGATTTGTTCTTTAATCCAATCATTAGATGAGAAGTATTTCTGCCAGTCAGAAGATTTTCTAACTTTTTTCTTTTTAGGTAGTGAACCTCTAATACCAGCTAACTTTCGTTCTTCTCTGATACGTTGTAGTTCTCTTACTCCGATTTTTACATTTCGGACACTTTCTAAGGATTTCTTACCAATGTAATATTTGCCAGTAGGGATATGTTCTATCATATAGATAAATCCTACGGCATCCTCAGGTATAACATCTTCGGTAACATCGTTACCATTCCATAACCAATTTGACATTAAGTCTTATTTAAATTTGTCTGAATAAGGTTTTGAGGGGCTGTGTCCTGCTCCACCTTGTCCAATATCACCACCATTAGCTTTTTTGATTGCCTTTTCATCTTTTGATAAATCCAATCCACCATCAGCTTCTAATAAAGTTTTATCTCCACCTTTAATGTTTGCCTTTGATGTATCAGGTGCTGCTTTTTTTAATCTTTCTTCTAAATTCATAATAATCTTTCTTTATGTGTATAAATATCAATTAAGTATCAAAACGAACAATAAAGTTCAATGGATAATCAGGTAATGATTTAATCGGCTTCGGTAATTTACATACGGCAACCATATTCAATTCGTTATCATATAAACCTATCGTTGTAATAAATGGTGCTAAATAAGAACCAGTCGTATCAACTGAGGATGAATAATCATATTCCCCAAATCCACCAAATTTAGTTGGTTCGATTGTAGATTGAATTGTTTTTAATTTTATTCTATTAATTCCATCATATGCTGATGGGTTTTGTGAAACGTTGAATTCGTTTTCATTTACAGATAAGAATACCTCATTTTCATAAATTGTCATTGTAGACCGATATGATAAATCAAATGATTCAATAGTAACATTATCAGTAATACCATCCGTAAGAACTATTAAGCCCCTATCGTAAAATACGTTACCTTTATGATTACTAGCTGAATCAATTAGATTTGAATTACCATCATCAGTTACAGTTATAGAACCATATTCTAATTTAACAGAACCTATCTTTAAACCTTCACCATAATTTTGTTGTGGTATTGCTAACACACCAATCGTTTCACCAATTACTCTCTCATCCGTAGATGCGTAAGATTTTCTCTTACCAACTTCAGTTAAGATTGATGAGGTGGATGGGTTTAGATAGAATTGTGCTTTTAATGAATCGTATAAAGTTCTTTTAGATGTACCATCTGAATTTATATCATCAGTATCATCATCATATAAATCAGTTTGTAGTGTTCCATATAGTGGCGTGATATTATCACCATCCAAAGCCCACTCTTTGTAAACTTTAAAAGGTCTAACTACTACATCCGATTTTGGTATTTCTTTAATCATCTAAATAATATACTTTCATATAAATATCTATGAAACAAAAAACCCTCCACAAAGGAGGGTTTCTATAATATTCTAAACTTTATTAGAATGAAAGTTTTACTTTTATAAGTACTTCCTTATCAAACGATTTGTTTATCGGTTGTGAGGTTTTAGCTACTGCTATTAATTCGTTTGAAGTATTTAATAAACCAACAGTTGTAACATACGTTTGTGGGTCAGTATTAAATGTTGTTTCTACGAACGTTCCATCGGTTTTTGTGTACGTTGGATTGTTTGAGTAGTTAAATTCTCTATTCGTTGCTCTTACGAAGAAATGTTGTGTTGATACATTTTCAGTTCTTCTCGCTTGGAAATCAGAACCATTATCAATTGCTTGTACTAATGTTTTATGATTTTGTGTATCACCTACAACAGTCTCAACACCTAACAAAGATTCAGGTGCTCCACTAAATGGTTTTACAGTTCCAACAGTTTCTGCTAATGCAGTTGGGTTGAAAATTACAATACCTCTATCTGGGTAGAATAATCCGTATCCCTTTCCGTTTGCATCAGTAGTAGTGTTAACAGTTGCTTCGTTTTCAGTACCTAAGTTAAGTGAACCACTTACTACTTTGAATACTCTACCAGCTTTTCCTAACGTATCTCCGAATTTCTTACCACTATCATCAATGAAAGTAAATAATCCATTAGAACCACTTAATTGTAATGACCAATTTCCAGCATCCATCTTTTCTCTATATCTAGCTCTATTTACATTGATAGCGTAAATTGAGTTTGAATCTTCAAATACGTTAGCCGTAGAAGTTTCAAATGAGAATTTAGGGTCTGTTGGTTCTAACAATACTGATTTGTATTGTGCGTAAGTTGCTTTTGTTGAAAGTAATGCATCATCATCATTTTGTAATGAAACTGAACCACTTCCGTTTACGTGTCCATATGCTACTGCAAATTGAGCTTCAGCCGTTGCATCAGTTCGTGGGTCGGTACTATACACATCATAATAGTAATTTCCACTTTGAGCAACTTGCGTTGATGAAGTATAAGCGTTAGTTAAAGAACCAACATCACCAGTCCAAAGACCCGTTGTCACTACTTCTACCTTAGCGTTTACTTTATCAAATTCACCGAATTGTTTGTACACACCAGTGGTTGCACCAGCTCCAGATTGTAATTGTTGACCAGCGGGTAATGCGGAGTTTATGAGTGAAACGATATCGTTCGTATCGAAAGTTCCACTTGCTGCTAAATCAGCAATTCTTGCTGCTATGTTTGGGTCGTTTATTAATGCCATATCTTATTTTCCTTTATGCTCTATATGTTATAGTTACCGGAATGCTTTGTGCACCACCCGTTTCGTTACCATAGACCGTAATAGTTGTTGATACATTTGAAGTTAACGCTGGATTTGGAGTGAAGTTAAATCCTAAACCACTTACCACTTGTGCGGTAGTTGTGATTTCTTCTCCTAAGAAAACAGGAACCGAACCGGCTGCTGTTGCTCCTTGCGTTACTGATAATGTACCAGCTCTCTGGTCTGCCAATACAACAGTGTATCCAGCTGATGAGTTACCAGCAGGTGAAGTAGTTGGAGTCATTGCAACTCCCCCTTCATCTTGATAAGCTCCGATAGATGGAATTCCCAATGCTACGATTGGAATTTGTGTTGTACCTTTCGGTAGTGTAACTAATTTGTATCTTAATACTTGTGTTTCATCAGGACTTGCTTCCATTATAGGAATTGCCTTAATTGCCGAATCATAATATGCACTTCCCTTCGGATGTGCTGGTTCGTATAATGTATAATCAATCTCATCATCACCCAATGCGAACTTGGAAATGTTCAAAGACTGACCCGATGCCAACTTCTGTCTACCTTTTTTGGTCAGAATGGCATCTACTGTAATCGATGTGTTGTTTAAATATCCCATAATTTTTTATTACCCTTTTGATATACTAATAAATATAACATTTTAAAAAATAAATTAATCTACCTGTAAGATTGGTTCTCCACTACCTCTACCAGTATCAGCAACTCTAAGAATGTTAGGATTTGTGGTAAATACTTCTACCGGTGATAATCCATCTGGAGTTGTTAATATAGTTTGTTTTGAACCTTCAAAAAATGAATTCTGCATACCTTGCGATAAATTGTTTTTGTAACGATAGTGTGTAGGGAAGTATCCAGACAAAGGAGTTACTTCTACTACATCATTACCAACCGATGGTACCGAACTACCATATGGTAGTTTAGATACTTTGTATTTGTATTTAGTCACATCTACATTCTCATACTTAACAGCTTCGTTATTTGAAGTTGCAGGGTATCCTTCGGTTTGTGTTAATATTGTTTCTACGTAAGATTGTTTAATTAAATAAATATCTTCTCTTGATGCGGTTAGGTTACCAAATATATCTAATTTAGTAACAATACCAGTTGTTATTGGTGCGAATAATCCAAATCCTGCATTAGCAAGTGAATCTCTCTCCATTCCGATTTGTTGGAATGTACTTTCATCAACCATTGCACTTAACTTAGCACCAGATGGTACATCTATATATGAAACGTATGATGGATACTCACCATTTAGTACAATTGTATCTTCAATAGTTATATCAGCATTATAGAATGGAGTTGTTGATGTAATACTAATAGTATCATCACCATCAATGTTTGCATCATAATTATCATATTGATGAGTTATCACTACGTTTGAATCAGTATCTATTTCAGCTGAGAATTGGTTGTTATCACCTTCTGCTGAAACATTATCATCTACATTAATTGATGTTTCATAATCACTCCTTTCCGAACTAGCCGGCTTCCATTGCGTTTTACTTCGTTCTAAATAGTGTGGTTCAATTAGTAAACCTTTAGATACTTTTGCTCTAGCTGGTACCAAATCTTCCAATACATCGAATAAAGATTTATCAATAGAACGAACTAATCGTATGTATTCATAGATATCTCTATTTACTCGTTTGAAGTAGTAATCCCTAAGAACACCCAATTCAGAGTAGTTATCTTTATATTCATCGGATGGGTTACCAATATAGTTATCTATATTAAAGTTTCCAAATGATTTAATAATATCCATATTCAACTCTTTTATTGGTGAGAAGAATAATCCTAAACGGGATGAATCAATCGGTGCTCTATCAAATGCCTTTTTTGTTGCTCTAACTCTATGTGATAAATCACCAACTAAAGTTTGAGTTTCAAATCTAATTTTATCTGAAGAGTTAAATCCTAATGATGGTACTCTTGCAGTTACAGTTCTATCGTATGGAGTATATTGATATGGGTATTCGGTTATTGATGGGAATCCATCTGCCGAACCATTCACTACACTATACTCAGTACTAATTGCAACATTCTTAACATCTACATCAACTGCTCTATTTTTTGGATATTCAAAATCAAATCTTACTAATAAATCTTCAGTAGATGATGTGTATGAATTACCAACAGTAGAATCTGGCATAAGAGTATGTGTTTCAATAACACTATCCTCTAAAGGTTTTTTCCATAATCGGAATTCATCAACCTTACCATCCATTTCGTAACCCAATGTTACTATGGCTGCTGAACCTGAATCCCATCCGTTATCACCAGTTATAGTCATAACATTAGTAGATATGTTAGTTCTAATTCTATCACCAACCGCCTCTTTAGCTATTATTTGGAATTGTGAATCCGAACCTACTTCCGTTCTATTAATTACAATCTGGGTATATTCTTCATTAAATATGTTAAATGGTTCAGTAGATGATGATTGTACATTACCAGTTAAACTTTCAGAAACATATAAATCAATTGTACCAAATGTACCAGTTGTATTTGTAATACCAACTCTCCACAATGGTGTTGAGAATGAACTATTAGCTCCTTTTAATATATTATAATTTGATGGGGTTTGTAGATTCACAGTCATTTCTACTGCGTTTGGATACGAACCATCTACCGCTTTCCATTGTGAACTTACAAACTCATTATTATTAGTAAAGTTTATAGCAGCGGTTCTATCATCAAATGTGAAATCTTGCGTACCACCATCAGTTGGGTCAGTTGGTCCACCGAACTCCATTATAGTAAGTAATGAATTTGGAATACCATAACAAGCCATTACAGCTTTTAAAGAACGAGATGTTCCTTTGTGTTTAAGTATGTAAGGTAAGTTATTTAATATCCTTCTCCAAACTTCTTCGTTAGCTGATTTTAATGATTGTGTATATTTTTGAGTGCCATCTTTATATTGACCGAATGCATATTCCCAAAGGTATTGTGAATCGTAAGCTTTCTTACCATCCCAACCTAATGATTCTAACATAGAATACATTAAATCATTTGAAAATCCTAAGTTAGCTTTATGTTGAGGTGATTTAAGTTTAGTTAAACCATTTACATATGCCCATATAATATCGTAGTGTTGACCTACCATATCCATAAACAACATAAAATCTTCATTCTGATAATCCTCTACAATAAATTCAGGTAGATTATTATTTAAATAGTTTACATTATTTTTATCATACTTAGCTGCATTTGTAGTTGATGAATTGTACCAAGCTATTGATTCGGAATCCGAACTAGCTTTAATTACATTACCACTTTTTGGATATGATAACGAATCACTATATTGTGTATCGGTATATAACCACTTTTCAAAACCATCAAAGGTTCCGATTAAATCGTTTATTTTTGTTAACTGAGCGGTTGCTTGTAGTTTAGATGTTGCCGTTAATGATAACGCATCAATTTGTAAATTATCAGAAGCTTCAGTTATTATAGTATATCCATCATACCCCCCACCTTCGGCAAGTATAAATCCAAGTTCAACTGTATTAGTTGTTAACTCATTATATTTAGTTTGATATGATTCTAATAATTGAATCTTATACCAAAAGTTTTTAATTCGCTCTTCAGATGAACCAAAGTGTACAAAGTTCTCAAACATATGTACCGAACCACTAGCGTATTGAATGTTTAACTTCTCAGTATCAATCCCAGTCTGAGTAACATATTTTTGTATTAATGAAGTTGATGTAGTTGAACCATTTGCAACTAAATCATCATACATCTGATATCCTATACTATTATCAACTTCTAATTTGAAATTAGGTCCTTGTAGTGGTGGGCAATAATCAGAATCACTACCTACTAGAGTAATGATATCGATAATTGGTTCAGCTTGCAATTTACTAATCCAAACTTTTTGATTAGTTAATATAGATGTTGGTAATGGCTCGTATAATTTAAGAATTAATGAACTATTACCATTTTTAGCTTCTGGGTTTTCAACCAATCCAGTCCACGTAGTAATAACCTTGTTATCACCATCACCTAAGTGTAATAAGTGAGTTAGTAATTTAGAATCATCAAATTCACATTTATCGAACTGAGATATAAATCCTTCTGCAATTCGATTGATAACAACTGAACGAGGTATTTCCAAATCACCTTTATCAAATAGAATATCGATTTCCTCTACCGGCCCTTTAACGGGCTTTTTGGTTGCTAAATTTATAGGAACTAATCTTAGTGGAATTTTTACCTTATCACCATTATTATTACCATAAAATATTGGAGCCATTTTCGAAAACCTATCTGTGGAATCTCCTCCCCCACTGTAAACGGGACTACCAATACCACCACTAAGCGTGTCTTTAAATGTGTCTGGGGCTTTACCCATAGATACGGGTGGTAACCCACCGCTTCTTTGAAATGACTTGGATGCTGGTTTGGTCTGTGATTGTAATGGGTATTTATCTAATAGTTCTTTTACATTTAAAGTAAGATTACCCTTTGGTCCTAATTCTACATAATCAGTAGAGTTACCAACATACATTCTAATAATAGTAGCATGTACTGAGTTCCAGCTTATATCGAAATCTACATCGTATCCTACAAAATCAGCACCTCTTACTTCTTTTGGGTATGTTATCTCTCTAATATCAGGAGTATTAACATATACATCAGAAACTACATTAATTACTAAATCAATAGCTTGTGAAGCAACATCGATTAAACCATCATCACCAGAAGATAAACCACCACCTCCAGAAGATAAACCACCACCTCCAGAAGATAAACCACCACCTCCAGAAGATAAACCACCACCACCAGAAGATAAACCACCACCTCCAGAAGATAAACCACCACCACCAGAAGATACACCACCTCCACCATTATCATCATTTCCACCAAACAGTTTATCTATGATTGATTTTTTTATAGGCGATTTTGTTGGTTTTTTTCCATTAGTTAGAAGGCCTAATTGGTTTCTTACTTTTGTTGAGTTGTTATTTTTAGTAACAGGTTTAGTTATAGTTACAGATGATTTTCGCTTTCCGGTACCACCAGCTGAAGAGGATAATCCTCCACCACCTCTGCCATCAGAATTCGTATCATTGTATCCAAGCATTGTTCTATTTATTTCCCGCATTGCCATTATCTATAATTGTTTAAGATACTGCTATTAAAATCTATATTAAGAAAATTGCTTAAACCCGTAAATTGAAAGTTATACCCATTTGACCCAATGTTATTTGATAAATAATTAGTATTTGTATTAGTTTTTATATATTGGTTAAGTGATTCCTTAATTATGATTTCTTTTGTGGGTTGGATTATTTCCTCTTTGATATCCTTAAATATTGGTTTTATTGGTATTTCTCTAATTGGCTTTATTGGTTCTGGCTCTGTATCATAATCATTTAGTGAAAATGGGAATATTTTAATATTATATTTACCTATTTTTTCAAAAGTAGAATGGGGAATAGTAACTCCAGCCACATCACCCGCTTCTAAATCATCATATTCTAAAATATCATCACCAACGATAATTGTAATTGCCTTAACTGATGAATTCTTTTTGAATGCCAATGGTACCCCTATTTCAGTATTGATGTTATATAATCTACTAGCATTATTTAATAATTCAATTACTGGTTTAATTAGTGGCTCTACCGTTGGTATGGCCTCCACTAATATACTAATTTTATAATTAGTTTTTAGCTTAAACGTCATTGTTAAAGATTCATTATCTTTAGCATCTAATGGAAACATCTGATATCCATCATCATAAGTGATATTAGTTATTCTATATAACGTTAAATCAGCTGAAGAAATTGTAAATTTAACATTTGCTTTATCCTCATACGTAGTTTGCCCAAGTTGAGGAAATACATCAGTTTGCTGTATATTAGTCCCAGCAATCTTTCTTAATACAATCGGATTTCCACCTCTAACACCAGACAAATTAATAGTTAATTTCTTTTTAGTAAAAGTATTACCATCACCATTACCATTACTTTTTAAAGTAAACGTAAGTTCTTGAGCTTTACCTGTTAAACGTTTTGGGAATTGGTATTCACGATCATTAACATAGTACTTAACTACAATTTCAGTTTGTGATATACCACCATAACCACCATTAAATATAGAGCTCTTTTGTATATTTGAATCATTAGTATTTAAACTTACAACATACTTTTCTTTAGAGTTATATCCATCTTTACCTATTTCTATAATTCTGTCACCCTTTTCTAATAAATCAACTTTAGATATTCTTAGTTGTTTTGGTACAGAACCAATGAAGCTACCATTAAACTTAACACCAGCACCATTAATGTTACATGTAATATTAAGTAGTATATCGTTTTCAGTAATAGTTGTCTTAGTTCCACCATCACCAGTATTTCCACTACCAGTATTTCCACTACCAGTATTTCCACTACCAGTATTTCCACTACCAGTATTTCCACTACCAGTATTTCCACCGCCACCATTATTCAATCTATCATCACCATCATTACGAAAATCATCCTGCTCATCTTGAAGGAAATCACGACGATTGCCATCTCCTTCTTGGGAGTTGGGTGTACCGAAAGTATAATCTGTGTATCTTCTCATATCTATAAATATTGTTAAATGATATTAACTATCACTACCACCACCACCACCACCATAATAAATACTGGTGTTGGTTGGGCTTGTTGGTACCCTTGATTGTACTACACTTATCTTAGTTGATTTTTTAGGGCTTGGTTTTGAAAACTTAGGAATAGCAATATCTTTAGGTACTTCCTTTTTTATTTCCTCAGCTAACTCATAATCTTTTATATATGGTTTATCGGGAGTATCATTTGTTTTCTTAGTAACATTTACAGTTGCAGGTTTTGCGTTTATTACAACATCACTTTCCCTACGCTGTAATACCTTACCCACCTTATCATAACTTTCATCAAAAATCTTATCTATATCAGTTTCAGTTTGAACAGTTCTCTTTGGTAAATAATATTCAATAACCTCAACGATTATCCTTTGTGCTACTGTAAATACATCATTCTTTGAGAATGATAAAGATAAAGGTGTACGTTTAGGGTTTCCATAATTATTACTATTAATAGATGAATACCTATTAGAAAACTCATTAAACATTGCCTCATTAAACTTACTATGAATTTTTGTCATCAATCTATCAAATCCAGCTATACCAAATTCAGCTACCATTTTTTCATACCACTTTTTAGTATAAATCTTTTTTATAAATGAATCAATTGTTGTTGGAGTTATACTTTCAATAAATTTAGGAATGTATGGTACAATATCTTCTCTGAAATCTCTACCCTTAACCATTACACCAAATCTTTGAAGTAAATCAGTTTTATCAGCTACATCATTTCGTAGTGGTAATAACTTTACTTCAGTTCTGGATGGTGATATTTCTTTAATCCACAATTTTTCATTTGGTGATTCGTAACCAACTCTTTTATTTAATAAAGTAATTTGTGTTTTAAAAATACCATTATCATAACCAGCTTCGTTTATCAATTGTTCAGCATCTATAAAATACTCAGTTGGAAATTGAAATGCTTGGAATGTAGTACCATCAGCGATTAGAAAATAATCTTTAATATTTTCAGAGTTCATTGGTATATATCGAATTAACTCTCCAAATTCACCTTGAGGTAATTGGTTATCATTAACATCATATAAGATAAACTCAATCATATCAGAATCGGTAAATCCAAAGAAAGATTGTAATGTACCCTCTGCGAAGATAGCTCTATCTTTAGATGATATTCGATATCCTTTATCGTCTATTATTTCTTTAAATGTTTTAATTGCCATTTATTCCTTGTTTTTTCTTAAATTAGTACTAAGGGTTACACTATCAGTTGTACCATCTGCGAATTTTACGTTTACATTAATTGCCATTCCTTTATAGTTTTGCCCTTTACCACTCCATGTACCCCAGAATCCTTGTTTATTTGGTTTGATATCGTAAACTACCGAAGTATCAAATTCACATTGATAAGTTTCAGAACTCTCAGGTTCGATTGATGTTGCTCCTGTAATGGGTTTTACAAATTTAGGGTCCCCAGTAAACGTAAATGATATTTCCGTTATTTTATTATCAGTAGTAACGTTACTCACTTCGATTGTGTTTGTCATAGTGATACCATTCCCCACAACAGCTTTGTGAGAATGTTTAGCATAAAAGTCAGCTCCTAATTGTTCAGGATCACCATCTCCATTAGTTACCTTAACAGTAAATCCATTATCACCTCCACTAATAGCACCTTCTGCAGTTTGAGCAGCCAATCCAAATAGTTGTTCTCTTAATGATTCGTTTTCTTGCAGTAAAGCTTGATTTCGTGCGGTTAAAGATACTCTTTGAATTGCTTCATTAATTGAGTTCTGAATTGCGTTTGATAAATCTATTGTAGTTTCACCAACTTGTACATTAGCAACCCTAGCTTGCTCCGCTGCTATATTTGCTCTAAGTTTTTCATTATCAGCTACTATCTTTAAACTCTCACTTACAATTTCTAATTCTTGTATTTCGGAGTTTAAGGTAGATACCTCAGTTGTTAATATTTGTACCTCTACTGTTAAATCATTTACGGATTGAGTTACTACATTGTAAACCGAACGTAATACTGTATCAGGTAATTCTACTGGGGTTTGTGGTATTAGTTCAAATATAGTAGTATCAATTGATTTTTTCAACTCAGTATTATCATACTTCGCTCTAACTAACTTACCACTAATAATCCCTCCATCAACCTCATTAGAGGTTATAAAACCAGCTTCACTTAAATTACCATAATTATCACTTGGTATATCCGATAAATCAGGGTACCCTTTTACCATTGGTACCAGCGGCTTTCTTTTTTGCTTTCTAGCAATACGAAGTCCTTTCGAATTCTTTTGTGGTAGCACAGCCGAACCCGATACTAATATCTTCTGAACCCTTTGTTCGTTATTTAAACCAGTTTGTTGTTTCATCTTATCCTATTATACTAAATGTATAATCTCCATCAAAGAATTGAGGTGTTCCATCAATTACAACTTTGAATTCTATTTTATATATTCTATCAACTTCCCAATTGGATAAGTTTAATTTAAAATAATTACCATCACTATCACAACTTAATTTTGTAAAATTACTAAACGGAATGATTACATCATCTGAATGATAATCTTTAATTTGGTAATACGATAATGTAGGTAAGAATTTACTTATACCATATTGTGCAGTAGATGTGAATGATTTTAACGGATATAAATCCCTACCTATCACTCTCAATTTTGGAGTTGTATTTACTCTGTATTCTTTTCTAAAGTTTCTAATACCAACTTTAATTTCTTCCGATACCAGTTCAGTTAGAGAGCCAGTTGTAAATATCACATCATCCCAGCCTATTCTTAATTTAGGCTGATGTATTGTGTGAGTTTCTTTACTAAATAATTTTAAGATACCATAATCCGTAGAATCACCTTCACTTTCAAATGGAAGTTTAAGTACTAGCCCATCATTTGGTATAGACCCACTAATCCAATCTTCAACAATATCCTTAACATCCATATTAACATCGGATGTCATATATTGGAAGTTTTGAGTACTATAAACTGAATCATAGAATGTACCACCTAATCCAGCGTATGAACCAGTTGATAATTCTGAGAACTCAGCAGTTTGTAGCCAACGTTGAGTTGTATCACCTTCCCTATTGTTCCAAGTTACACCAGCAGTTGATACATTATCAAATCTAGTACCATTACCCATTTCCCAACTTTGTGAGATTGGATATGCTTCTAATGTGAATTCTAATGGTAGTTCCTCTGAATCAGTTTCTCTCAATATAAGAGTTGCCTCATCCAACTTTACATCACCACTAACAATACTACCAGATACCCCAGTTAAATCAAATTTAAGGAGTGCTCTTGATACATCTTTGATGTTACCATAATATACCTTACTAACTTCTAATACCTCATCTAAACCAGTGTTTTGGTCAGGTTGTTGTAAGTAAACCGATGCATCTTTTGATGCTGTTAAAAAGTAATACATTTATTTAGCTCTTCCTTTTATATCCACATCTGGAAATTTAATTTCAAATACTGACGGGTCTAAAGATGGATATAAAATCTTATCTTTAATTGCAGCTTCTATGTTATATGAATTAGGTGCGTAGTTTCCATGACACTTATTCACTATCTCTAATTTTGGAACTGAACTCACACCATCAACGTTTGCCAATAGTAATTCTAATTCCGAAATGTTTATAGTATTATTGAATGTCCAATTATTAATATCAAAATAATCTTTCATATCACTAATACACTCAGTAATAACTTCACTCTTATTATAGTTGTTTAAAGTTATTACTTCAAAGTTAATCCCAATATTGATAATATACCCATCGGAAATATTAACACCATCAGTTAGAACTTTATATTCGTTTAAATATGTTTTTAGGTTTTCCTTAACCGCTTGATTTAAGTTTGTTAACTTACCATTTCCATCATATCCTAATAAATAAAGATTGATTGCAAACGGATTATTCTTTTCATTATCATTTGAGGTTTTACCGATTAAGAATTTCTGAAGTTCTTGTTGAACTGATTTTCTATCAGGCTCTTGCCTATCCGGCTTATCAACAAATCCCATTACTATATCAGTAAACTCATTAAGAGCTTTAGGGGAAGCTAAAACAGAAGAAGGTGAGTTATTATCTAAAGTACCATCTGCCGTAGCGAAAGCCTTTGCAATTGAACCAAATTTAGTTGGCATTGATAATACTCTAACCTGATAATCCTTAGCGGTTACTGCTCTATTTTGTGCTCCAAAGTTTGCTAATGCGTTTTCTCTTATTTCATCAACAGTATCACCACCCTTTCCACCAGTGGCAGGAACTTCGTTATCAACTGCTACTGAATTCTTAGTTGCGTTATATAATCCAACGGCGTTGTTACTCAACAATTGAACATCCTCTTCAAAGTCAATTGATGATATCTTTGTAAGTGACCCCTTAGATACATTAGAACTAATACCACCACCAACTAAATACTTAACAGTCATAGTTGTATTTGATGGAGATGTTCCATATGTTTTTGTTTTTAAAAAGTTAGTTGGGTCAAATGATTCATTTAACTTACTAATTGAATTAGGTAATCCTAATCCAACATTTTTTAAGTTTGGAATCAGTTGTTCATCGTTTGCAGTTGGGTCACCCGCTCCAAATTGAATAGTAGTTGTACTATCACCATTTACCTTCTTAACAAATCTACGAGGAGTTTTTGTTGTTTTTAAAATATAAGGTACAGTTGTTTTAAATTGATATAAATCAGGATCGTTTATTTCAGTATTTGGATAATCTTCAAATACCATCTCTTGTCCTAAATAAGGAACTTCATACCATTTGTTTCCATTTGAATCTCTTACATCGTAAATATCAATTACATTTGTATCACTTAACTCAATAGTTTGAAATGATTCATATGAACCAAATTCAACTTCTTTGGTTTCTATCCGAGCTGATATTGCTTGTACGTATTTCTTAACTAAATAGAATGTGGCTTCTCCACTTATACTATCAGTTTCATATATAGTTATTTCTCTATCAGTATCATCTGTAAAATCAACTACATCTCTCGTTATAAACGATACATTGTTTTTATCAACAACTTGCATTCCTTCTTTAATAGTAAGTAAATAAGTTTTATCAAACGTATTACTACCACCTGTTCCAGTCGATGGAACCAACTGATAAACACTAAGTGTTGTTACCGATGGAGATGTTACTTTTGGCTTATATCCTAAGTATTGTGAAAGTGCTATTACATTTTCAATATCCTCAGCATGAACCATTAACGATTCCTTTAAGGTATCATCAACATAATATGAAAGTGAATCACCAATGTAAGATGCCATTTCTATGAACATCATACCTGGCGATGATTCGTTAAAATCAGAATACGTTTTTGGGAAATAAGTTTTAGCAAACTCAATTAAGTTTCCTCTGTATTGAGCAAAATCTTTATTAAGGTATTTTATATCCTTACCTCTATTCTTAAAGTTTTTATTTGTTTTTGTTAATGCCATATTCTTATCCCTGTGTGGTGAATGTTACTTCGTTTAAATCAGCGTTATCACCAATTCTAAATTTAACTGAAACGTTTATTCTATTGTTGTCCCTTAATGTATCGGATGCATCAATATCAATCTCTTCAGCGGTTACATATGGTAACCATTGTTCCAAGCTTTCATTTATAGTATCTTCAATCCTACCTTCAAAATCATCAACATTTGGTTCAAACAATAATGCTTGTAACCCACTTCCAAATTCAGGTTGTAATATTCGTTCACCCTTCTTTGTTAATAGGAGATTCTTAATATTAGATTTTACTTGTTCCGATGTTTGGAATGTTTGTTCGAATGCCGTATTGGTTATTTGAATAGGCAAAGATATACCAATCGCATAATCGTTAAATGATTGCGTATCCTTTACTATCTTTGAACCTAATTCAACTGCCATAATTTATATTACATTCCAGGTCTCCAAGAACCTTTTGATTTATCCATTGCTTTTATTAGTTCCGAATTATCTCTATTCAAAACTCTATCCAATCCAGCTAATCCAGTTGAAACACCCAATCCTTGCTTTTTACCAGCAGGTTGCATATCACCATACCCCATTTTATCAGCTATACTTTGTGCCCCCAACGTATGAGTACTTTGTGTTCCATATTCTAATGTACTATCCGATACTTCAGTTGGTGCACCAGCATAAGCAGGCATTTTATCTAAAACACTCTTTGAAGTATTCTCACTTAAACTAAGTGGTTGTGTTTGGTTTAGTATTTGATTCAATACTGGATTCTTACTTAACACTCTTTGTGGTTCAGTAGTCTGTATTGATTCATTTACGGTCTCATCCATAAATGTAGGTTGCGTTGGTACTACTTGTTTCTTTGGTTTCAAAGCTTCTCTAAGTTGTTTATTTTCTTTTAACAACTTTGCCATTTCAGCTTTTACTCCAGCCTTTACCAACTTAGGTAGAACTGCTTTTATCTCACCTTCTACAATAAATTGAATTGCTTTTATTAATTTATCTGTATTCATTTTACTTTAGTTTGTATTACTCTCCTTATAAATATTTGATTTAAGTATTTTCGTTTTTTAATCGCAACAACATCCATCATCTTCAAGTTGTTGTTGAAAACTAGCTATATAAGCCCTTACATCAAACGAGTCAACACTCATATCAGGTAATGTTACATTTATCACATTTTGCAATGAAGTATTTCCACCCAATGTATCACTCACTCCATCATTAGACCCATCATCTTGTCCATCATTAGACCCATCATTAGAATCGACATCCCCACCATTTTCATTTGTTGGTGGTGTAATAATATCAGCTTCAGATATTTCAATTACAGGTGGCTCAGTATTATCATCAGATGGATAGTTAATATTTGGTATTGGTATTGTTGGTGGTACTATGTATCCAGTCCAAGGTATAATACCCGGAGCAGGTATTGGGGTTGGTGCAGATGGATACAATGATGTGGTTTGTATAATTCCCCCTATTGAAAACAAATGTATTAAAGCGGCTATTATAAACATATCAACCAGTATCTCCTGCTTTGATACTGGTTTGATTGGTGGGTACATTGGCCATGTTCCCACATTAGTTACTATATTTGAGTTTACTATTAGATTTTGTATTGAGCCTGGTGCTGGTATTAGTGGTATTGGGAATGGTTTCATTGATGCACCTGCCCAATATGCCTTTACACCACTACCAAATTCATTTACTAATGAGAATTTATCCGATGGGGATGACATTCCTTTTAGTAATGCAACAAAAAATAGAGTTTCCATTATTTGCTTATTACCAACTTGTATAGATTCAAAGTTTATGAAATCAATTCCACGTTTTACGGCAGCATCATATTCTTCAGCCCAAACTTTAGCTACTGTTTTAACTGTGTTGGAATTAATTACACCAGTCTTTCTTATTACATTTAGTTTGAATAGACCCCAAGACATTTATGATGTTTTATTTAAGTTACTCAACATAGTTTTGAGTGATGACTTTACTTTTGTGAAAGATGCAACGTTAAGTGGAGGTGCTGATAATCCAGCTGGTGTTATATGAGTCATTACTTCAATAGCAGATATTAATTCAGTCATTAAATTAACTAAAGTTTCACCCCTAACTAATGATTCTAAATTAGCATCACCAATATTAACTTTACCATTACCAGTATTTAAATTAATATTCCTATCATTTGTTTTATAATTAGTATCACCATCCAATGTAACATCAATACCTTTAGTAGAATCAATTGAAAACAAACCATCAGTTATAAAACCTACATCTTTTTTTGCTGAGAATATCATTTCAGCTGCTTTTGCCGAAAGTATTATTCTATCAGAATTTAATACTATTTGATTTCCTTTGAGCTCAGAAGGGTAAGTTGAAAATGATTGATGTGAATTATCCGTTGGTAATGTATATGGTAATAAATACTCACCACTTCCTAAGAATATAATGTTACCATCTTTATTTATATCTTCAATCGTTGTTGTTGATGTATCCTTTTGTCTTGATTCAGCATTTTCACCATTTCGTATTGTTATGGTTGGGTTTAATTCTGATTCTGGGTTATTATATCCACTAAATCGTATTGATTGACCAAATCTACTTTCTATATAAGAATCACCCTCATATAACTTTAACTTATGTACAAACTCATCAAATTCAAAGTAATCACCATATCCATCTGTTTCATTACTACCATCTGCATTACTCCTAGCTATACCAGTTGCACCTACACTTTGGTAAGTTGAACTACTTTTAGTTTTTGCTTTACTATCGGTACCAAACGTTGATTTTATAGCAGTTTCATCTGAATTAATATTTGGTGTAAGTTCAGTACCACTACGTTCATAAAAGAAGTTACCAACTGCACCAGTTGTTATAGTAACCATCTCATTCTTCAATGGTAATGTTTTAAAATTTAAGTTTTTAGGATATGCTGTTTGGAGTTTACCAGTATTAGCAGATGTATCATTTGTTAATCTAAATCTAATAGCTCCAACTAATCTTGTTGTTTGCTCATCAACTTCTACTTCTGGAATAAATGGATTTTCATCATCTAAGATTACCTCATATACAATACCAGACATCTTAGCGTTTTTTGCTGCACGCTTATTATTCTGATTAGATTGGATATTCTGCTGCCTTGCGTTACCTAATCCCATATTATTTTTCTAATTTTTGCTTTACTTCTTCAATTTCATTTTGCATATCATCCAAACGTTCTACTTCTGCCGCTACATCATCTATTTGTGAAAGTAGTTGTTCTCTCTCAGCATCCGATAAGTATCCGGCTTCACCATCACTCTTAGTACCAGCAATCATAATACGTTGTGCGATTGTTGCAAGTTTAAGTAATGATTCATCGTTACGAACTGATGTATCTATTAAATCTTTAATAAGTGGTCCGATGTATCTCATATCGTTAGGAGTTTTTACTAACTTACGTAGTTCAGCAATTACCTCAGAGATATTTCTCTTCTTATTAATTTGGTTGTTATAGATATCCTCAAAAAGTCCACTTAAACTTTTACCAGGAAATATTTCGAAATCATTTGACATAGCATATTGATATTGTGTTCAATATATAAATATCATTAAATGAAAAACCCCCACCGAAGTGAGGGTTTGTAATATAAGTAGTAATTAATATTTAGTATGTAAAGAATTCATCTTCATCTGGGCTATCGGATACTTCACCATGATCTAAATATTCATTTAACATTCGTTTTTGGTGAGTTTTCATAACATTAACAACCTTAGTTATGTAATGAGTTTTACAATCAGTCATTTCTCTGATTAAAAGATATAAATGCTTTTTATTAAAGTTTTCTATAAATTGACTTCGTCTAAACAATTCCAATATAGCATCTGCGATTTGGATATCTCTCTTTTTAGAAAACACTTTTGTTAAATTCTTATCCCAATACTTTAACATAAGTTCTTTGAACTCATTATACTCTGTACCAACTTCATTTTGATAGAAGTTATCTTCTGGATTCCACGATTCAGGCATTTGGGAAAGTAGTGCGGTTTTCTTATAACGTTTATAGTTTCCGTTGTTTTGTAAAATTAAATGATTCTTTGCAACAATTGAAAAGTATGAAAATGCTCTACCCTTATCCGGCTTAAACATATGTATTTTTTGTATTAATACTGATACTACTTCATTTTGAATATCAATTTTAGGTACATCAAAGTATGAGAACTTAAATGTATTCATAATATTCTCAGCTAACTTTTCAAATGGAAATTGGATACGTTCTTTATATATCTTATTTCGTAAACGTTCATCAGTTGATGCATTGTACTCAACGATTGCGTCTTGTGCGGGGGTTCCGAAGTATATTTTTGATTTCTTTTTTCTTGGTTTTGCCATAATAATTTTAGATGATGTTTTTGTATGTTTCAATAACATCTTTTAGTTCTTTAAATACTACACCCACTTCATCATCAGATTCAAAAGAACCTTTTAAATCCAACTGTCTCATTTCCTCTAACATTGCTTCCAATCGTTGTTGGGTGTTTTCAACTATCGTAATTGAATTACGCTGTGTTAGTTCTACTTGTGAAATCAATCTAATACCACGTCTTATTAAAAAGATATTTAGTATGATTGATATTCCGAGTGTAATATATAAAATTTCCATAGTTTAAAAGATATTTACAAATATACGAAAAATAATTCACATATCCTAATTTAGTTTAAGCTTCTCCCTTCGGTCCCATAAATATATGGGAGTAATCAGGTTCTTCTTCTGAATATTGTGTAACTTTTTCTAATTGTTTTATTTTTTCTATAATAGATTTATCCAATTCATCTTGGTCTATTATTCCAGCATCTATTAACGTATCCATTATAGTTTCAACTATAACTTCTAATGTTAATAACTTATGTAGCAGTACTTCTTCCATAACATCATCCATTATATTAAAGAACCAGTTGTTATATTCATTGAATTAATTAGTTGTTCAAATTCCTTATTTAGTTCTGGTCTATTTTCGGTTTCACCAAAAGCTCTTTTGATTGATTTCGGTTGATACCCTATTGAACTTGCTAAACGGACACACATAATTTTGAATTCATATATGTTCATGTCATCGGGCATATCAAATGATATACTCATTGCTTCCCTATTAGTGGGTTCTTCTGATTTGTATGATAGTATTGCCATTAAACTAATTTATATCCTTTGGTTAAAAATGATTGTGCGTTTTTATACTTCACAAATTCCATACCACCTTCAGGTGATTGTAACATAACTCTTTCATTTCTGCCAGGTGTTTTCTTAGCAGTTATTTGAGTTGTGTATCTTCGAGTTGGATGTGTTACATCAATACCATCAATTGAATCAATTAATCGTTGTGCTATCACACATTCAAACAAACCAATATCTGCCATAAACTCATCATTGTTTTTCCAAGATGATTTATCTGCTTTAAATTCAACTAAACCTAAGTTATCAGTTTCAACTGAAAATGATGAGTGTCTTGCGGTCTTTCTGGTCTTATTCTTTACCAAATCTTTTTCATAATATACCACCAATTTATCCGAGCGTTCAGTAACTATTGGGTTAACTAATGTCAACTCATCATACTCACCACCAAATCGAAGTGTGATAATTCTTTTATCAATACCAACATCGTTACCACTAAAAGTAATACCTTCTAAATTAGATATTGCTTTCTTATATTGGGTTAAATCTTCGTTTGTTACTTCAGTTTTATTTATTGCCTTTACTATCATAATATTCTTTTAATTTTTTATCTAAATACTCCATTGATTCTACACTGCCCACCAATCCATCATACTTAGCATAATAACGTAATACATCTGGATTAGATTCAATACTTTCTTTTAAATCTTCTATATACGGTAGGTGGGTATGTGTGTAACTCATAATAAATCTTCAGGTGTTTCTCTATAAACTCTATAACTATCTTCATCAAAGTGTTCAGTAGAAACTTCAAATACAATTGAGTTATCCTCCAATGCAATTAGTTGATGAGGTTGCCCTCTTTCAATTAAAACTGATTGTCCCTTCTCTAATTGAGTTCCCTTTAGTTTTCCATTCTCAACATCAATGTAATTGAATTGGAATCTACCTTCTTGGATATACCAAGTTTCTTTTTTCTGAAGATGGTAGTGCATTGAAAATCTATTTCTATCCTTTGTGAAAACCAATAACTTACCACAGTATTCATTATCATTATGAATCCATAGTTCGTATCCCCATTTCTTTTCAACTCTCTTAGGAGTTGTAATATCTATATCTATAATCATGTTACCCTTTTATTAGTTTACTCACTTTTTTGATAAAAGGAAGTATAGCAAGTTCTTTTGCCTTAGCCTCTACCATCACAGCTACATCCATACCATACAAATTTGGTAATGCGTTGATGTAATCTGAATGAGCTTGTGGTTTAATTTTATCATTCTCTTCGTGTAATGCTTTTGATTCTGAATAATGTACTGCTGGCTTGATACCATCAGGCCAAGTACTCATAGCGAGTTTTAGAGCCTCCTCTTCACTCAATCCACCAGTATTAAATTTATGATGGTGGTAATCAAATACGATTGGAATACCAATACGTTCATGTATGTACATTAAATCTTTAACTGAATACATTGATACTTTATCATCATTCTCAACAGTTAATCTACTTTGTACTGATGGTGATAATCTTTTGAAGTTCTTACAAAATCTATCCATTGCAGATATCTTATCACCATATACACCATTACAATGTATGTTAAGTTTATTATAAGGGGTTTGGGATAATCCCATTAAATCAAATACCCTACCATGTATTTCTAAATCGGTAATTGTATTTTCAACTACGTGTTCTCTAGGAGAAACTAATACGTTAAACGGACCGGGATGTGAAGTGATTCTAATTCCATTATCGATAGCGAACTTACCACTTATTTCTAATTCAGCTTTGATACTATTGAATTGTGGTAATTCTTCGAATTTGTAATTGGATGCCCATGGAAAGAAATCAGATGATAATCTGAAGAAGTTTATTCCGTTTTCTTTATTCCACTTTAATATGTGTAATAAATCTTTAGCGTTTTTTAAACCTAACTCTCCGGCATATTCCAATCCTTTTGCTTGGAATGTTTTCTTAATCATTGAGCGATTGGTAGTAATCTTCGGAGTGTTTTCCGAAAGGGTCATATTAATACAAGCGTAGCCTAATTCCATCGTTTTATTTGTTTATACTCAAATATACGAAAAATTATTCAATAAACCAAATATTAATTAATATGTTTTTGAAGTAAAGTCTGTTGGGTATGAATTATCGGATTGATTCTTCACATAAGTTAACCAATAGTTAACTGCATTTTGGTTATTAATCCAATTGCTTCTATCACCCCAATTAAAGTTTGCTCTAGCATAGAATGGTTTTTCATTCATTACATATTGAGCTCTTTTGGATGATGTTGGGGTTGGTTCATCAATTAAACCATCACCAGTATTATCATATCCATCAATAGTACCATCACCATCAATATCAACACCTCTACGAGATGTATCTTTTTTTAGTTTATCTAATGGGTTTACAAATTCTTTATATGAATTAACGGCTTCTACTAATTCTTCGGTTGGCGCTGGTGGATTTTCGTTTGCTTCGATAATAGTTTCAACATCATCTTTTGATATATCCTCTAAGAACTTATCTCTATCGTTTGATTTGATAGTATAGTATTCGTTTAATTCATCTTCACTTAGGAAATCTTCTACATCCATATCGGATACCATATCATTCATTACCATATCAAGTGCATGGTCTTCATCCCACTCATCATCTGTATCATCTTCAGATTCATCATCATAGATGGCTCCTTGCATAAAAGTATCACTATCATCATTTGGTTCCTCACCATAAAGTTCTCTCTTAGTGATTACTTTCTTTTTATCAGTTTCACCTCTATCAACTTTAACTGCATTACTAAAAGCAATTACAAGCGCTACTGCTAACGGGTCAAATACAAAGATAATAATTAGTATAAACCAATTGATAATAACATCCATAGGCTTATCTAATAACCCACTAAGATATTGTAGAGGTCCTAATTCTGATGATACACCTTCATCGGATTCTACATCTAATATTTTTAATTGTATTGTTTGTAATGAATCGGCTACTACTTCTCTTTTAGCTTGAACATCTTTACGATTTTGTTCTTCAACTCCGATACGTTTTTGTGATAATCTTAATTCGGTTGTGGATATGGTATTTCTAAATCCAGTTGTGGATGTGGTGTCTCTTACTTGGATACCAGTTGCTCTAGCGTTAGATAACGTTGATATGTTTTCAGATATTCTACTTAGTTCAACATCATACCTTGCAACATCATCTGCCCAAAACTTTTCCTTTTGTTGTAAAAATGATAATTGTTTTTCACTTACACTAAATTGATTATATGTGCTTTGGAATGCTGATGTTAAGAATCCATAGATACCTAATGATGTTATTAGAATTAAAATAAGAACTGCTCCACTTAGGTATATCCTAAATGATTTGTTTATCTTATCCCAATAGTTGTATAGATAACCAGCAGTAATTAGTTTAGCTAGTTCTAATGAACTTGCCATTATTATTACAGAGAATGCCGCTCCAGCAAATAGTTTAGATAAACCACTTACCGAAAAGAATGCAGCATTTAATGCTACAAATAGTGCTGAGACTCCTAATAAAAATGTTCTAAACTTCATCTATGATAACTCCACTATGCTTTTTGCCAAATTCAATAGATACTTAATTTCCTTACCTAAAGTAATTGCATCAGATTGATTCGATGGTCGTTTACCTTCCAACATTTCTTGTATTTTGATTAATCTACTTTCAATACCCTCAATGTGGTTTAATGCTTTTTCTTTGTATGCTGGTTTCATAAAACTTATTATTTTTGTTTGTATATATAAATATAACGAAACGAAAAAGGGAGATTTTTATATCTCCCTATGCTTCGCTCAAGTAACCTAAATTAAAATTTAATTTTAATTTTCTTTGATTTCATCTCTTCCTTTTTTTCTAAGATTAAAGTTAAAATTCCGTTATCAATAATTGCATCAGTAGTGGTACCATCATACTCTCTACCAATAGTAAATGTAAGATTAATATCACTTACAAATGGGTTGCGTGATTTACCTTTAGCTGCTTTGATTGTGAGTTCACCTTCAGTCACCTCAACTTCAACATTTTTAGGACTGTGACCAACTATATTTACAATTAGTTTGATGTTATCTTCATCCGTTCTATCAATGTAATGATTACCATTGCTTGGCGTTGGCATGTGAAATGGTCGTTTATTTGCTATTTCATCAATTAAGTTATTCAAAATGTAATTCATAATGTTTTTTTGTTTTAAAATTATATGATTTGTATATTACCAAATCTATACCATTAAAATTAATATGACTTTTTTTCCGATTTATTAAAAGTTTTCGGAAATATTGTCATACATTCCAGTTGCTTTACGATATTCTGAATTCTCTATTCTAGTACTCATATGGTCAGCCCAATGTAAGATATGTGGTAAATCAGTTTTTAATTGGAAATCTTCATTGTATCCCATCCAATATTTCTTAGTAGCTTCATTATATAACCCATCTGCTAAATGGATACCCAATTGTTCTTTTTGTGTATATGTAATTCCATATTGATTTAATAACCAAAATGCTCTATCGGTTACATCAAAGTATTGTAACTTTGGATTATGAGTAAATATCTCTTTTTTATTCTTCTGATGCCACTCTGATGTTTGTGGTAAGTAATATGGTTCTTTACCATCTCCCAACTTTCCTAAATCATGATGGAACGCTGCGAATAGTAATTCCTCATCGGTGAAGTTAATATGACCACCACCACTCTCAAACATCTTTTTAATTTTGTAAGCGTTTGTAGCAACATTCATTACGTGGTCTATATAACCACCCGGATATGCCGAGTGAAAGTTTAGTTTACCACTTGCTGGTGCCATTACTAATTCATTTCCTAATTCGTCTGGAGAGTACATATGTAATAGTTTCTCTAATCGCTCTCCACTAAATACCTTTGTGATAGCTGCTATAAATCTATTGTAGTTATCTTCTAATTGTGTTTCGTTATAATTTCTAATCATTCTTCTATATATTTTGATGTTAATGCTCTATATAATATTTCAAGTTCTTCTTCAGTTGCACAAAACCCTAATCCTTGTGTATCTAACATTTCAATAAAGAATTGATTAGGCTTCAATCCCAATGCTTCCAATTCTTCTACTTCATCAGTTGCGTTTGTAACTAACATAGGTGCGTATTTAGCTAGAGTACCTTTTGGTAATGGTAATGTATAAAAGAAAGGTCCTTCATCATCATCATCAGCTTCATCATCCATATTTTCATATACATCATCAACTGAATTGAAATCTTCAGCTAAGTACTTTTTCCAACCCTGTCTTATAAATGTTTCTTCGGTTATTGGTGTTGCTCGTAATTTAGCAGTTCTAATCATTCTAATATAATTCTAATAGTTTTTTGTAAATCCTCAAATCTAGCTTTTACAATAAGTGTATCACCTATCATATTATCTATTGGTGCTATAACTGTATTTATTTCACCTTCGGTTCCACTATAAGAAAACTCATTAATAGTTGGTACATCAATACCATTGAATCCAGTTACATATGAAGTATCAATAATAACCCAATTACCCAATGCGTTTATTGTTCTTCTAACAATCACATATGCTGTATCATTCAAAGTCCAATTGTGTGATGATTCCCATTCTACTAATTGTGGATATGGCTCTTCGCCATTATTTAAAAGTTTACCAGTTATCCTATGGATAGTCTGAATGGAGTTTTGTGTAGAATTTAATTCTAACTTATATAACCCATCAGTAGTAGTATCTAATCTACCATCTAATTCCAATGTGTAATTATCAGGTATAGTAATATCATCTTCTTTTGTACAACTTACCAATATTGATAGTAAAAATAAAACACCAATTATAGCAACTACATATCCCAATGAATTTAATGCGAACTTTTCGGTTTGTTCTTTACGATTCATTATAATAGTTTTTGTAAAATTGATTCCCAAGTTGGATACTCATTTGGAGTTCCATCACCTTCCCAATCTAATCCATATTGAAGTAGTTCACCTTTGAACTCACCTGCTCCGTTTTTCTTTCTATCATCAATAAGGTAATCACCCATCAACATATTCTTTTGATGAGTAGTAACTATTCTTTTGTGAAACAACTCACCGAAGTGGTTTTCAATCCAATATCTTTTATCAGTTAATGATTCGGGATTTCCCCAAGGTGCTGAAGTAGCAATATATAATTCGTACTTACCACTCTCAGCCAATTTCTTTACAGCTTCGATTGCTCCTTTTATTGGAGGTGGGTTTCTGAATATACCAGCGATGTGGTCGGGATTTTCTTTGTATCTCTCATACAAATGGGGATGGTCTTTAAACCATTTATTGATATTAGAAGTTAAATCAACTAACACACCATCCATATCAATGTAAACTATTTTTTTCATATTTTAATTATTTTAAGGGTTTAACTTTCTCACTCATATTACTTGTCTAATATACAAAATATATTTGTAACTACCAAATGTTTTATCAATTATTTTAACCATAAATTGTAAACATAATCATAGCTTGATTGAAGTTCTTCGGATAGTTTTGTAAATAATCGTTCTCTAACTAAGCTATCCCAAACATTAAGATAACGATAGATATCACCACTTTGAAACAATTCGTTTAATAAGCCTGAGAAAGTTACATTCTCATTAAGTTCAATTCCCAACTCATCGGTTGGATAATTATTTAAATAAAATTCTTTAATTGTCATTGTTTTTGGGTTAAAGGGTTAATTATTTTAAGTAATCGGGTCCGTAGAAACCCCAACTATCAGTACCATCAAAGATGTTACCTCTACTATGTTTGGCTGGTGTTCTCCATCCAGCTGGTTTAAGTAAATCACCTTTTTTAATTGGTGAGTTTTTTAATTCACCATCAACCATAGATATAAATCCCCATACAGCGGTATCTTCTATTAATTTGATGTATTTGTTACCTTTCTCAGCAGTAAGAGGTGAGTACTCTTTGTATCCGAATTTACCATCCCAATACTCTTTTCTTTCTTCATTAACTTTTTCAAGCCACAAGTCAAATTTACTTTTCATATTTATTGTTTTTAAAAGGGTTAACATAGTGGTGAGAACTCCCCCACTCAACTACACCCCTAATATACGAAATCAATATGACATACACAAGCTTTATTTGCTTTATTTTCAAAAAAAAATCCCCACTAATGAAATTAATCAAAAGTAGGGATTACACCTCTAAGGTAGCAACCGTCAAGGAAATCTTCTAGCTATATTCGTATAGCATTTTTAATACTTCGTTTAAAGCTTCATGTCTATGATTATCTTGTAATGCAATTGAGTGTACGTGCTTAGAATCTTTTATCTTTGGTACATCATGTATCGCTGAATCATTGGTAAACTTTAAATCAATTTGTTGTGGGTCTCCAGTTAAAATCATTGTAGAGTCTTTACCCAATCTACCCAATACCATACCTAATTGTGGTTTGGTTAAGTTTTGGAATTCATCTACAATCACTACTGCGTTTTCAAAGGTTCTACCTCTAAAGTGAGCTAGCGATACTAATTCAATAGTATCATCCTTTTCCATCTTTTCTAAGATTGGTGGTTTATTATAAACCTTTCTCATATTAGAACGAATTGGAACTAGCCAAGGTTCCATCTTCTCTTCCAATGAGCCCGGTAAGAATCCGTTATCTTCAGTTGAAACTGATGGTCTTGTTATAACTATTTTATTTACCTTTCTGGTAAAGTACATATCCAATGCAACTTGTACTGCTAATAACGTTTTACCACTACCAGCTTTTCCTAATACAAAGTTATAGGGATGTGATAGTATATTTGATTTAGCTTCTTTTTGTTCATCGGATAATGTAATATTGAATTTTACCTTGCCCTTTGGGGCAGCTTTTGTAATATTATCAGCCATTTATTTTTTTAAATTAAAGTTGAAATCTTATTTACTTTTCTTTTTTTCTTTCTTAATAATGATTTTTCAAATCTAACGATATCGGCACATACTTCATATCGTTCTAATACTTCACATAAGTTGAGAAGTTTCTTTAAAGCTAATTTATAATCTGATTTTTCTAAGACTGATACAGCATCTACATCTGCAAATTCTATTAGTATTACCGATTGGAGTTTCATCTTTTGTGCGGTTTTTATTGTTTCCAATATTCCGTTAAGATACCCATCACCACTTTTGTATATGTAACGTGTTATAGTTTCATTAGTGGGAGATATATACTTTCTCCAGTCAACATTTAATAATGGTCTTTTACTCAAAGTATAAAATGTTTAATCGTTATTATCTATAAGTATTGTGTTGGTGTATTAATTGGTTACTAACTTGATTCACCCCCGCCACCTTGTTCTCCACTACCTTGATTACCACTACCAATGTTTCCAGAACCATATCGTACATCAAATGGTTGCCAAATATTAAACTCTACACTCCATACCCATACTTGACTATCATGCATAACTTCTTCAGCATCTTCGGTACCAGCTCTTCCAATTGGTGGAAATGAAGTATTGTCTGGAACGTTTGTGGTATCAGTTGGTGGTTCATCTTCAGCTGGTGGTTCGGGTACTGAACCATTCCATTCCCCTAATTCATTTGCTGGTATTAATCGTTCATCGTAGTTTGGATTTGGTTTTGTAACTACCCAAGTTATATATTTAATTAATTCATTTAAATCATAGCTTGGTTCAGCTACTAATATACCACCTTCACCAACTTGATAATTTGAGTATGTATATAAGTTTCTTGTTACTTCAATCTGACCATTAGTTTCATTTCTATTTAAATTGATACTTAATTCAGCCTCCCTCATTAGATTTGTTAAATCATTAAGTGGAGCTATATCGATTACAACCAACTTACGTTGGTTTATTAAATGGTTTACTGGTATTGGTTCCTTTCTACCATACTTTGCAATTAACTCAATCATTACGTTTTTGTTTGCAAATAATTGAGGTACTTCATCACCATTTTTTAATGAAAGGATAAAATTAAAGTTTGCTATATTGGTATGGAGTGAAACTACATTTGATAAATCATATCTAGGTATATCAATTCGGTTTTGTGGATACTCGCCAAATAATGAAATGTAGCCAATCTCACTAAAATTTCCAACTCTAGATGTGTTTGATTCATCTTCCTCACCACCAGTTGTTCTATTATTAATATCAGATTCCATTGAACCTGCATTGGTAGGTATTGTGGTTGTATTAGCCTCAACATCAGTATCGTTAGTTTCTATGGGTGTAATATTATTAACTGGATTGGCACCAGATGTAGTATCGTTTATACGATTACGAAATCTACTAAAAAATCCACCTCCTGATATTCCTGCCATTATACTACCTTTCTATATAAATATTACTAATCGTAATATTCTACGATAACACCAGCTTCTTTAAACATTTGATTGGAACGTTCTGATGATTCATTCCATTTATCTCCCTTAGCACCTTTACCTTTTCTTAACACAATTTTAGATATACCACTATTAATAATTGCTCTAGCACAGTCCGAACAACTCATACCACAAGTCATATACATTGTAGTTCCTAATGTGGATACACCGATTCTAGCAGCATTGTAAATTGAATTTCTTTCCGCATGTTCAAACCAAAAGTATTTCTCAGGTCTTTCTTGCCTTTCTATAACATCATCGTTTATACCTCGTGCAAATGAATTGTAGCCAGTAGAAACAATCTCATTGTCTTTACCAACTACAACCACACCTATCTGAGTTCTCTTATCTTTTGATTTGAGTTTTACTTGTTCAGCTATATTAATGAAGTATTCATCCCAATTCATAATCAAATATATTTCCGTTACCAGTTAATTTACCAAACTTACCATCAGTCACAACAGACCCATTTGAGAATATAGTATCCATTTCAAAAATTGTTCGAGTACCTGTGTTTATTATATCCTTAGTATTATGTATATGACCAAACAATACTAATTTCGGCTTTACCTCAATTATTCTATTCATCAATGATTTACATCCACAAAATTCTAATATATTACGAAAATCATAAGATAAATCTAATATACCTTTTGGTGGTCCATGTGTGATAATTATATCACTATCATCACCAATAGTATTTCTCCAAAATCTATCCAATTTGTTTCTAGCTTTCATAAAAGCCCATTGTCCGAACTGAGGAGTATGTGGTGAACCAAATATTTTAACTCCTTCAATAGTAATATGGTCATTCTCTAAGTAGTGAATACAATTAGAATCAAAATCATCTTTAGTTACCAATCCCTTTTCAATTGAGGTATCGTGGTTACCTGCTACAAACACTTTATGTTTAATAGGTAACGAGCCAAACCAATCGATGAACCCTCTTACTTCAGGTTCATTGGTATATGGGTCTCTTGGGTTAGAACAGTCACCACTAAAGATAACCATATCTATTCCCGTTGGAATTGTTAGTAAGTCGTGATAAGTATGTGTATCACTTATGTGCCATATTTTCATTTGATTTGTATTTTATTGTAAATATTACTTAGCCCACTTACCTCTCTGAACTAATTGAGATATGATACCATATACGGATAAATCCTCATATGTATCTTGAATTGCTTCACCTACTTCATCAGGTTGACCCAATACAACTAATTGTTTGATTCGTTGAATCTTATCATTCTTTCTGAAAAACAAACCAGACAATGCTAATTTGATATCTTCATCTGTTTGTAGTTGAGTACCTACTGATATGTTACCAGGTCCATAGTTTCTTTGCTTCTTACAAAAAGTTTGATACATTTCATCTAAGATTACTTTGAACTCTGAACAAGTCTCTGGATACATTCGTTCACAATAATCCATTGCGTTTTCTTCTTTTTGTGGTTTTTGTGGAGTATTCATATAGTTCTATATTATTGTTTAAGAACAAATATACGAAATATATTTTACATTTCCAAGCAAAACAATCTTTATTTACAAAAAGTGAAAATAGTTGTATTTTTTTTATCGTTTGAGTAAATACATATATATCTATATACACTACCACATAAAAAACTCTAAGGTGAAGCTATGAGTATAAACGCTTCTACACTTCAATAGTAAACGATTGTTGGACCAGATAAATTTTTCTATTTAAATTTTTTCAATTTCTCTGACACAGAGACACGGTGCAAGACAAGACAGCAATAAGACAATTAATAAAAAAACTTAAAAAATAAAAAAGTATAAATAAAAATTAGACAATATAAACTATATTACTTCATAGTTAAATTTATCTATTCTTTTTACTACTCTATAAACTCTTGCTGATGGGTCCTCATTATCCAATTCATCTCGTTTAGATTGAGCTTCTTCGGTAGTATCATATTCATCGAATGTATCTTCCCCATTAAGTTTATAAACCCATATTTGCCTTTTAGCCCAATTAGGGTCTCCAGCATTAGTATCAGCTGGGATTAGTTGTTTTTGTACAGCGTATTCTTTCATAATAAATTATTTTCTTTTAAATGTTGGAACATATCATTTCCTAATCTTTCACCAACTACGATATCAGATGGATAATGTACTTTAGCAATTACTCTACTTTTTCCTATATCTCTTCCTAACTTTTTTAAACGTATGGAATGATTAGGGTGTTTATTTGCCAAATAATTTGCAATCAACGTTCCTTGTGTAGCGTGACCTGATGGAAATGATGGTGAATCTTTTGTATCAATATGTAATTCATTCTCTTCCAAATCTAAACCATATAGTTCAGCAACCATTAATGGTCTTGGTCTATTGAAGTGATATTTTAAATCTAATATTACTCCACTTGCTTCCTCTAAGATTTCTTCAATTTTAGTTTCATCAAACGGAATTTCTAATTCAGAACATAATTTTTCAAATGATTCTGTAATTCTATCCATACTATAAATAAACTCATCGTTAGGATTAGCTCCTACCATTTTAATAAGTTCTTGGAGTGTTCTTATAGATTCATTTGGGTATGGTGGTGTATCTTTATAGGAACTATATTTAAACTCCTTAAACAGTCCGTTTGAGATATCACTAATCTTTTCAGCATGTTTAGGTAAAACCTTTTCAGAGTTTTTAAGCTTCTTTAACTTTACCACATTTTTGAAATCATACACTACCATAGTATATAAATATAATAAAACTTTTATTTATCCTTATCCAATCTGATGTACATCTTTAATCCAACGTATGGTACTAAAATAGTTTCACCTGTTTCAAAGTTTTGTATGTTACTTCTAACACCTAATGATACTCCAAACATTTTATCACCTGGGGTTTTGTACATACCAGTAATATTGCTACCACCAAATATATTAGTAGTATCATAATCATATCCAAATCCCAAATACCATTGAGCTTGTTGAGGTTTTATTATTTCAATCTCCCTAATCTTAACTTTTGGCTTCGTTCGTAATCGCATCTTCAACTTAACTATTGTTTGAGATAACTCAGCTATCTTATCAGTATTCTCAATCTCTACAATCTTTTCAACTTCTTTAATAACCTCAGTTACAATTGGTATTCTGATAATCTTTTCTTTGATAACTTCAATTGGTATCTCTTTCTCAATTATCTTTTCTACTTCTACCTCTACAATCTTTTCTACTTCAATAATTTTATCAACTATCTTAGCTGGTTCGTTCATTTGGATAATTGTCAATATTAACAACAAACATATTATCACCCATTTGTAATCTATTTTTTTCATAGTATTTATATTATTTAAAATGGTAACTTAGAGCCAACCATAAAAGCATTTATTAGTGGAATATTAGGGTTGGTACTTTTTATACCAGTGTAACCAAAGTTTATTGTAAACGTTTTTGTTATTCTATATGAGAATGAGTTAGCCAAAATAAACATAATATCATTAGTAGCAGAACTACTATCCACTTTTGTTGCATATGTTATTGGTGTATGTGCTAAAATAAATGCTGGTGAATATGTTATCCTATCAGTAAGTTTAAATGAATTTGCGTAAAGAAAGTTATATCCAAATGATATCATAGGATTTTCTATAAGTGTTCCGAAACTTGTAGAGTAGTTTAACCCCACACCTATTGTACCCTTCGTACCCATTGGTTTTAATCTCATAAAAGAAACAGCAACTGATTGTGAACCATAGTTGTTTGAATAACTAACACCCATTGATTCTATCCAACTTACTTTATACTTATCATCCATATATAACTTTGTTCTTCCCAATGCTAATGAAGCTTGATTTAAATTACTATACAACATTAAATTAGCTGAATATGATACATCACCAAATATAGATGATTGTGATGCTCCAATTGATATAGCCGTATCATATCCACCCACTGGATTTTGAGTACCCATAGCATCTGCATTCAATTGAATTGGATTTAGCTTACGCTTTTTCTTCTTCTCTTCCTCTTCTTTTTTCTTTTCCTCTTCGGATTTTTCCTCTTTCTTCTCCTCCTTTTCTTCCTTCTTTTCTTCTTTCGCTTCTTCCTTCTTTTCTTCTTTCGTTTCTTCCTTTACTTCCTCTGTGGTTTCCTCTGATTCAGAACCACTCTCACTCTCACCCTCACTCTCACTCTCACCAGAACTCTCACTCTCAGATGAACCCTCAGATGAACCTTCAGTTGAACCTTCAGTTGAACCACTATCAGTTGAACCTTCAGTTGAACCACTATCAGTTGAACCACTGTCAGTTGAACCACTATCAGTTGAACCACTATCAGTTGAACCAGATGAGGTGGAACCAGATGAGGTGGAACCGCTATCAGTAGAACCAGATGAAGTAGATGAAGTAGATGAAGTAGATGAAGTAGATGAAGTAGATGAAGAACTTGCCGCTGCCGCTGCATCTGCCGCTGCCGCTGCCGCTGCTTCGGCTTCTGCCGCTGCTGCCGCTGCCGATGCTGCTGCTTGGGCCGCTGCTTCGGCTTCTGATGCGGCTTGGGCCGCTGCCGCTGCTGCCGCTGCTGCTTGTTGAGCTTGTTGTTGTTGATTTGTTTGTTGTGAGCATGGGGATAATGTACTCCACCAAACATAGGTTTCATTTAACCAAGTTTGTAATTCCCCATTTACGAATTGTTGATATGTAAAGGTACGAACCTTATTATAGAATGCAACTGTAGCTGACCCATTTACAAAGATAGCAGTTACTACACTAACTTCATTAGTACATCTATCAACAAATGTTTGTGTGAAAGTTGTTTGACTATATGATAGTTGTGTTACAAATACAAATAATAATATTGTAATTAGTTTTTTCATTCATTAGTTTATGAATATTTTCTTACGAATCATTCTAGCTACAATCCTAGCGGATGCAGTTTCTAATGCTTTACGAGTAGTCACACCAATAGCTGATTGTCTGAATTTAACTTCATCCATATCTAAACCTATTAATCCTTCTTGAGTTTTAACAGTATTAGCCTCACCCAATCCACTACCCACAATATACCTACCAGTTTCAGCATCGGTAAATCTAACTTGTAATCCTAAACGGGTTGTTTGAGTTTGCTTAGAACCATCCGTTAAAGATAGTACCTCATCTTCGGATACTGAGAAATCATATATCTCAATAGTAACAAAGTATTCAGCAAGAGTAATCTTACCCATACCATATACTTTATTTTCGGATACACCTTTACGAGAGGCAACCCATTGTGATTTCATTCTATTCTTTATCTCAGATTTCTCTTCTACGAACTCAAAACGATTAGTCCAATCTAAGTATTCAATTACCATATTGGTTACCCCTAATCCAATCCTAGCATCTCTTAGCTCTGGAAAGGTTTCATATAGTTCATCAGATATACCAACCTTCAATAAGGCTACTGGAATCATTTCACCATCGTAATCAGATACATCTTCAATTGATTTTCTCTTCTCAAAATCAGCTACATACGTTTCAGCCTTAACCGAACCTATTGTTTGACCAAACGTAGTAAGTGTACACAATGTGCACACTATAATTAATATAAATTTATTCATATGTTTAATGTGTATCTTTAATATCCTGTGGTAAATCCCAACCATGTATTTTCATTTGCCAAACGTACCAACGACATCCACCAAAGAAAAAACCAAGCCATGCGAATCCAACCCAATAGTTTTCACTCATCAACATTCGAGTATAATTGTTCTCAATTGTTATTGATAATATTGCTATTAAGGTTACAAACCCCCATACTTGTCCCCAAACTTTCCACCACTTTAAAAATGTTTTCATAATCTTTATTTTAATTTTACTTAACTAACTACCAATCGATAGCCTCTTCTTTTTCTTTTTTCTTTACTTTAGGTTTAACATATATTGTTTTTGTTACTACCTTTTCTTTTTGCTCTGGAATGTTCACTACGATAGTAGGGCCCGTTACGTTTACCGATTGATTGTTTTCTTGCTTAACATCAACCTGCTCAGTTTGAACTTCCTCATCATCACCAATACCCACAAATGATTTAACCTCATCTACGAACATAGTTCCAATGGTTGTAAGAACAACACCAGCTCCAGTTATAAGTTGATTCTTTAAATTTGAAAAGAACCCACCTTCTTTTTTATCTTCACTCATATCTTAATTTATTTTAGTTTACTACAAATGATTCACTACCCAATACATTATGATATTCATCCGTTAATTGAATCATATACGCACTATTATCTAATGAAGCAACATACACTCTAAGAATGTTATCACCCTCTTCAGCAGTTATCATCTCTTGTGAAATTAATTCATTATTAATCCCATGTCTTATCTTTATTCTATATTTACCACCTGATGATAATTTAACATTCATTGCAACTCTATCAGTTACGATAGTATTCTCCAACTTAATACCAATTGCAGAATTAATCACCAACGATTCAGGTACCTCATCAATTGGAAATGGTTCAATCATAATATCATCTGGTTGACATCCGATTAATATAATCAAGCTAAGTAATAATAATATTTTTTTCATATCTATTTTGTTTTTATTCTATTATAAATTTAATTTGTGAACCATCAGCTCTTACACCTTCTTTTACTCTAAATGAAATTAATCCTGATGTGTTCGATACTTCTTCAAGTGGTGTAAATATTAATTTGTAAGGAGTCCCTACATTTATAGTTGTTGTTAAGTTTTGGTCAAATGAACCAATTCTAACCTTACCATCCTCAATTATATTTGAAAAGTTAGTCATAGTATTCCCAGTATCAAATATAACATTATCCAATACCAATATTTGTGGGTCATATACAATATTAAATTGAGAACCAACCATATCAGTAATATCCGAATTTATTGAAAACACAACCTTACCATCAACTATCTCAGATATTAAATCAATAACTGCCGTTTCATTACTCTTATAAACTGCGGTTTTTTGTGAAGTACTTCTTGCTGATGTTGATTCATTACCACTACCAACAGTTGGTGTCCATGAGTGAGAGAAGTTTACATCACCCCGTAACCCATGAGCTACATCAATTGTTTTTGATGATACATCCGAATCTATTGGTGTGAATGAATTTGAAAATACTAATTCCCCATTATTTAACCCACCATATGTAGATTCTATTCCACTGTAATCTTCAGTTTGATTAACCTTTGTAATTAAGTTTGTATTACCACTATCTACACCTTGTAAGAATGCAAGTATCTCATATGAATCTTGGAAGTCAACACCATTATTATCTCCAACAACATCACCCATTAAGTCTTGAATATGATAATCAAATGTGGTAACACTTCCACCACCCGGTCCACCATCTGTACCACCAATAGCTTCGGTAAATACCAAAGATAAATCAGATACAGTTACAACCTCATCCAAATACTCAGCACCTTCAGTTAAGTTAGCCTTTACCCTATACGTTACGTTATTATCTAATATACCAGAAGAAATTATAGCTTGACCACTTTCATCAAATTGACCTGATGTTATTACATCTGAACCAATGTTAGCATATATAGTATAAAAATAATCAGTATAGTTATCAGTATTAGCAGTTTTAAGGTTAATAGTAAATGAACCAGCATCACCACCTTCAATACCATTCAAATCCTGTCCATCTTTATTCCTTATAGTTTGTATTTGTGTACCATCCGCTTCTTGATAGTTAACCCAATTCACTTTAATGATATCATTGTAGTTATCATATCCACTATTGAACTTATCCTTTACTCTAAATGAATACTTAACAAACTCTTGTCCATTTTCTAATGCAGATGCAGATTGAACAGTAATTCTCTCAATACTCCAATCAGCTGAAGTTGAATACGTATCTCCACCAGTTAACCACCATGCAAATTGCGCATCCATATCATCCTCTGATGCATTTGAATTTGGATTAAATTTATACCCACCCCAATTGTTTCTTGCATAAAAGACACCATCGGTAACTTGTGATTCAGCTGATATGAAGCTTAACAATTTGTTGTTATATTCAAAATCAACTTGAGCTAAATTCAAATCAGCTCCATCATTTTTAAAGTATTGAAACTTCATAATAAGAGTATCTCCTACTTGTGTTACTGTATTTACTGGACTGTAATCAATTGTTGATTGTCCATACATACTCAATGTAAAGAGTGTTACGATTAATAATACTAAATTTTTTCTCATCTAAATAATTTGTTAATAACAGCTACACATACTTTCTTTAATGCGATAGAAGCTGTTTGTTGGTTAAATGTCCCATCATCGGCAATAACTAATGTTGAGGTAGATATGGTTTTAGATTGCCCTTTTTGGACTGTACTCTTTACCACCTTACCATCAATCAGTAATTCACCTACTGCTATGATTTGGGTTAATGTAACATCTTTATGGTAGATACCAATATTCTTTCCAATGTTTTTTACATCGAAGAAAACAAGTCTTAGTGTTATTGTTTCTGGAGCATCATCATCTAAGTAATAGTCCATATCCATAAGGATATCTTCTAATATGGTTTGAACTCCATAAGCAAGATTCCGATTACCAGCAAACTTCCCCATTCGGATTTCGTTGGTAATTTCACCTATCTTAATTAATTTGTCTTGGGCTTGTGTTGATTGTAACCCAATGAGTAAGCACAATAGAGTACCCAAAATTTTTGACATATGCATAATAAAAGTAGCCTTTTAATTATAGTTAAAGGAACATTTTATATAACTTAATAAATTTGTATAAATTGCTTATTGCTAAGCTTGGTAAAACGTATAGGGAATACTTTTGTATAACGCTTTGTAGAAAGCTTTGAGATAACGATGTTGTTAATCGGATTAAAGGTACACACTTTAACGATTAAACGAACTTTTCGATAATAAATATAAGTAAGTATTAAATACCAATAGATTTTAACCTTAAAATTTCATCCTTAACCTTTTGATTAAATGGTGTCCACTTAAAATTAGCCAACATCCACTCTCTATATGAGGCTGGTATCTCCCTAACTTCTCTTCTAGCGAACTTACCAAATGGCATTATAACCTTAGTACCTTCAGCTGCTTTTTCATGTGGGGATTTCTCACCTTCAATATGTAATCCAATCTCTTGAATAGGGATTCCACTAAGAAGTCTTTTCCCTTCACCATACATTTTCCACATAGTAGCTTCTTCTTTAAAGTAGATATCCTCAACCTTACCAAACTTTGGAACGGCTCCTACAAAATCAACAACCAACCCTTCAGATTTATTAGGATGAATACGTGTAACTCTACCAACGAATTGATACCACCAACTTAACGAAGCAGTGGGTCTACCAGTAATGATACAATCTAACTCTGGATAATCAAATCCAACTGTAAGAATATTTACTTGAGCAATACAACGTAATCTACCTTCTTTGAAATCAGCAATGATATCCTTTCGTTCTTGAGAATTCATATCAGAATACACAGCTTTACAATTTGGAATCTTTTTAGTCAGTTCAATTGCTTCATCAATTGTAGGAACTGCTATTAATATAGATTTACGATTATATAACTCCTCAACCTTCTTTGCAATCTTATCACCAATCTTCTGGAGTTTGTAAGCCTTCTTAATAGATGAGTTAGAATATTCGGCACCAGTAGTATTATAAACTAAATCACCAGTATTAAAATCATATGATTGATATTCCAACTTACTCCAAAATCCCAACTCAACCATCTCTTGAATTTGAGCAACATAAATAACCTTCTTAAAAAAGATACCTTTCTTAGAACGATTCGTTAACATTACCAATTTAGAAAATGGTCTACCATCGGCACCCATATTTGTTTGAAGTTTCAATGGAGTAGCCGTTAACCCTAACGTATGTTTGATACCAGCACCCTTTAGGAAACGCCTAAGCATTCCATTTGGTTCACGTGGAAATCTATCACACTCATCAATTATAACCTTTGTAATCCCAAGTTCTTTAAATTGAGTTGCTATCTTAACAATAGAACCAATAGTAGCATATGTAATATCTCCAATCTCCTTTTCACCCATAGAAGCTGAGTATATTGAAGCCGTTCCACCTAAATTAATGAATTTAGAGTAGTTTTGTTCCAATAATTCCTTTGATGGTTGTATTACTAACAACTTTTCACCTACTTCTTTAGCAATTGCAGCAATAACAATCGACTTACCAAAGGCGGTAGGTGCGACAATTATTGATGGTACTGGTTTCTTTTCATCGAAATACTCAATACCTAGTCTAACTGGTTCAATCTGATTGGGTCTTAATTCCATATTTTAGTATTTTTACACTATTACATAGTGTAAACTTTACAAATATACAAATAATATTTGGATAATACAAGCTTTTTCTCATTTTTCTTTAAACTTATTAACAATAGTTAAAATTATCACAAAAAAGTTTGGTTGTTTGGATATTTCTTCGTATATTTGTACTCAAATAAAAAGATATAACCCAAAATGTGGGATATATTAAGTTATAATAATGAATAAATTAAATTTAATTATGAAACAAATTTTAATTGGGATGATGTTGGTACTAACCACATTATCTACGTTCGGTCAAACTACTGGTAAGGTAGTAGAAGCTGGAACAAATGAACCATTACCGGGTGCAACTGTTGTTGTTAAAGGTACCACTATCGGAGCTATTACCGATTTTGATGGTAACTTTACCATACAGGCTGATGAAGGTAGTGAAGTTGTATTCTCTTATTTAGGATATGAGGAGTTATCAGCTCCATTGAAAACTGGAGGTATATATGTAATGGTAGTAGACCGTAATACATTAAGTGAAATCATTGTTACATCAGGTGTAATTGATATTGCTAAGGTAAGGGAAACTCCAATTGCAGTATCAACAATCTCACCAGCGGAGATTTCATTAAAGACGGGTAATCAAGAGTTCCCAGAAATTATGAATAAAACTCCAGGTGTGTACGCTACTAAACAAGGTGGTGGATATGGTGATTCAAGAATCTCATTAAGAGGTTTCGACCAAACAAACACTTCATTCCTTATTAACGGGCAGCCTGTTAATGATATGGAAAACGGACGAGTGTATTGGAGTAATTGGCAAGGATTATCAGATGTTGCGAGTGGGATTCAAATCCAAAGAGGATTGGGAGCATCACGATTAGCAGTACCATCGGTAGGTGGAACTGTTTCTATTTTTACTAAAGCTGCTCAAAAGAGTAGAGGTGGTAAATTAACTCAAATGATTGGTAACGATGGATACACCAAAACAGGTGTTTCATATAATACCGGTGTAAATGAAAAGGGATGGGCATCATCTTTCTTAATATCTAAGTGGGCAGGAAATGGTTATATCAACAACACAAGTGGAGAAGGTTATACTTACTTTGCAGCAGTTGGATATTCACCAGAAGATTCAGACCACGAATTAAATTTCACATTCTTAGGTTCAGGTCAATGGCACCACCAAAGAGATGTTTGGGTATCTATTAGAGATTATCAAAACTTCGGTGATGAAGGTATTGATACTAGATGGAATTCAAATGGTGGTACGTTAAACGGAGAAGAATTCTCAATGAGAAGAAACTTCTATAACAAACCATTAGCAACTTTCAATTGGGATTGGGAAATCAATGATAACCTTAACTTAGCTACATCATTATATGGTTCAGCTGGTAGAGGTGGAGGAACAGGTCCAAGAGGTAATAACTATCGTAATGGAGTTACTGATATACTTCCATTTAGAAAAGACCTTACGGAGCATTACTTAGAAAATGGTAGAGGTTCTCGTAACCCAGATGGTTCAATTAACTTTGATGCTGTTGTAGCAAACAACCAATCAACTACTTTAGGATACACTGGTGATATCGGAGCATTTGAAGGACAACTTATTGGTTCTAATGGATTCAGAGATTCAAATGTGAATAGAGAAGTTCTTATAAGGAGAGCATCTATGAACTCACATGATTGGGTTGGTGGTATTTCTAACTTAGAAGGACAATTCGGTAATTGGAAAACATCTATCGGTATTGATTTAAGGAAATATACGGGTCAGCATTATAGAGTGTTAAACAACCTTATGGGATTAGATGGATATTACTCAACGGGTAATAAAAACTCTAATGGTCAAATAATCAACACAACTGTTGCGGCTAGCCCGTTTGGTAGTACTGGTATTGATGGACCTAAGATTGATTACCACAATGTAGGTAAAGTTGGATGGCAAGGTGTAAATGGATTAGTTGAATATGGAACTGATAGATTAACTGCCGTAGTACAAGCAGGTCTTTCAAATCAAGCATTTCAAAGAATCGATTATTTTGACCAACCAACAAATCCAGAATCACTAACTCAGAATCAAGGTGGTGGATATCTTAAAGGTGGTGCTAACTACAATATTAACGAAAAATCAAATGTGTTCTTTAATACAGGATACATTTCTCGTCAACCTCAGTTTGGAGCAGTGTTCCCTAACTATGGTAATGATATTAGTAGTGATTTACAAAATGAAGAAATTACTTCGTTTGAATTGGGATATGGGTTTATTGGAAAAGATTTATCTTTCAACGTAAACGCTTACTCTACTTCTTGGGGTAATAGATTTGTAACTCGTTCTTTATCTAACCAACAAGGTGTAGATGGTTCGGCTCAATTTAAGAACATTGATGTTGTACACAATGGAATTGAATTTGAAGGTAAATATAGATTATCAGATGCTACTAAATTTAGAGGTATGTTATCAGTAGGTGATTGGAGATATACAAAGGATTTCTCAGCAGAGTTATTCGATGAAAATCAACAATCAATTGGTACAGGTACTCTTTATCTAAAGGATGCTAAAGTAGGTGATGCAGCACAATTAACTGCTTCATTAGGTGTTGACCAACGTATTACTAAAAACATCTCTATGGATTTAGATTATAGATTCGTTGATGGGTTATACGCTGATTACTCAATTACTGATTCAGAGTTTACGAACCCTGATAATCAAGGAGCATTGAAACTTCCTTCATACGGATTGTTTGATTTAGGTGTAACTGGTAGAGTAGGTAAAGGATGGGTTGTGAGAGCAAACATCAATAACTTATTAAATACTACGTATATAGCAGAATCAAACTCTAACATTCACGCAGATGCATCATCCACAACTTGGAATGGTGTTGATACGAGAAACTCAGTATGGTTTGGATTTGGTAGAACTTGGAACGCTTCATTATCGTACAATTTCTAAACTAATACAATAAATTAGTTATATTAGAGGGGATTCCATCATAGGTTTCCCCTTTTTTATGCCCTATTTTCATCTAAATAAAGTGTAATATAGTACACTTTTGCTAAATAATATCACTTAAATAAGGTAAAATCCTACTAAAAGTGTACTATATTACACCTTTTGAGGGTAAAAAACACCCCAAAACACCCTATATTTACGAATATCGGTGAATTATCCGATATGTTTACCTCAGATACTCATAATAAGGCATAAAAAAAGGAATAATACCTAAATTACCCCTTTATTCACTAATTTCTTACTATATTATATCCAATTCTCAAACGGATGTACTTCTACTATAACAATTGGTTCTGGTTTCTTATAAGGTTGAGGTATATCATCAAATCTAAACACCCAATTCAGATAAGCAATGTGGTCATTGTTAAATCTATCCCTATATACATCAACAGACAAACTATCTAATAACTTCTTATACTTTTGTTTCTTATTCTTTATATAGGTAGCTCTTCTATGGGAACTCTTATCGTAATTTTCTAATTCTTCATCATCAAACATAACTTATTTCTTTTTATTCTTCATTAAACCTAAAATCTTCCATATTTGTATTACGATGAGTACACCATTCAAAAATAACAATGATGGTTGATTCGTAAACACCGCATATATGAACCATAACATCGCTCCTAACATACTTACGGCTCTTAACCATAGGATATCATTGATTAAAAATGAAACGATGATAAACCCCGTTGCAATCCAACTTATAACTTCTAATATATTCTCCATAACTCCTTTCGGTGTGGTGGGAACCCAAATCCCCATTACTATTAACCTCTGTCTTTAAAAAAATTTACATCGGTGTCGGAAAGAAAAGATTTTTCGTCTTTCCTTGATTTTTTTGATGATAGTTTATTACATATCCCAAACCGAACCTCTTTTATTTTGTTTCCATTCAACGTACCATTCTTTAATAAGAAATAGCACTAATTTTATAAACACCATATTACTTACCTAAATCTTTCCAACCCGTATCCTCAAACACAAATGGTAGAATCGAATGTATTATCATTTTAAACAACACACTCAGTAATCTTCCTATTATTTTAATTCCTCCCCATAGGTGAGTGAAGTAGCTCATATTGAGTTCTCTTAAATGGTTTACTTTGAACCCATTATCCCACCAATGTAAAAATCTATTTAGAATCATATACCATATAATTAACACAGTGATTATTTTAAGTAGCAGCATTCTACTATCTCTTACCTTTAGGTATAACTTTAGTTACCTTAGCTTTAACTCCCTTAGAAGGTTTAACATCCTTTACATCGATAGGTGATTTAAAATCATACCATACTAAGCCAAAGAATAAGTTAGCCATCGTTCTACGGAACCAATTCGGCTTCTCCGTTAAAGCAAAAGAAATGAAGTTATCTCCATCCCCTATTTGCCATTTTCCAATAGCAGGTTTACTATCCGATAGGTT